CTATTCCTCCCTGAATTCCTCCCTGGCATTTGCAACCAGAGAGTTAGCGGCGGCCGGCTCGGCCGCCATGTCCTCGGCTGGATAGAGCTGCAGCATCGCGCGCGCCGCCTCGACGTTCGAAGTCGTCAGCCATTCCTCCCAGTCGTCCGGCCGCAGGATCACGACCGATCGCTTCTCGTCGCCGGGCCGGTGCATGCGCTTCATAATCGGATGCTCGTCGGCGTTCACGGTGATCATCGCCATCGTGTGTCGCTCGACGCCGTCCGGATACTGCAGGGTGCGCCAGATGCCAGCGACGCAGAGTTGTCGCCAGCCGGCCAGCCCAATCCGGTAGCGCACGTGCTTGCCCGTCTCCCAGTTCGGCTCGTAGATCCACTTCGCCGGAATCAGACAGCGGCGCCCGGCGCGCCAGGCTGGAGCGTAGAGCGGCGACTTCCCGAGGTTGTCGTCGCGCACATTCATCGTGCTACGCATGATCGGCGGCTTCCGGCCCTGCTCCTTCGCCTTTTCGACGTTGGCCTTCTGAAGCGCACGCGGCCAGAAACCGAAGCCCGCGATCAGCGGCCGGAACTCGCCGTCAACGCTCGCCACGATCGGCGCGTCATAGTCCTGATAGATCTCCGGCTTCCATGGGAAGCGGCGGTATAGGTCGCGGAAAGGATTGATCTTGAGTTCGGACATCCCATCCTCTTCGCCTGGCGCCCGGTAGTTGGTGCACATCGCCGTCCCCAATTTTTCGGCTTGACGGGCCCATCTTACCGCGCGTACAACTGTATATCCATACAGTATCTGAATACGCATGATGCAGCACTATTTCATTCTGAACGACAACAAGGAGCCGGTCGAGGTGGATCTCGAGACGTTCAGTAAATGGGACGACTACATCGGCGACACGACTATCGCCCAAGGTGTCCGTGTCTGGACGGTTTTCCTCGGCGTAACCAATGATAGGGATCCGCCGGAGGTTCCGTACTTCACCCATTTCATCATTGAACCTGGCTCCCTCTATCGCACCGTCAACACGTACGGATACGACAACGCGCTCGCCCGCCATGGGCGAATTGCGGGATGGCTCAAGAGACGCGCTGAACGACGCGCACAGAAACGGGCCTCCCAGGAAGCGGACTCCGGCACGCGATAGTGGCTATGTATGCCCCGCACCCACAAAGAGGCTCATGTTGGACGTGCGAGCACTGGTCAGGCATTGCGATTTGCGGCGGCGTCCATACGATTTGTATGCACCCGCAGCATTACCGTACTGTCATGGCGCAGCCACGCACTGGCTGCGTATATTGGGACTGGGCGACCGGGTTGGACGAACTGGACGAAGATGCGTGCGATCGGCTCGCGCGCAAATTCGCCCGGCCCTGACGCTTCTTCGTCGATCGGCAGAGCGTCAATTTACCGCCGGTCCTGAATATCCGCCGAAAAAAGGGGGCTGATATGAACACGATCATGGACCGAATTCGCGAGTCGGAAGACGATGACTGGATCGGCATCGCAGCAGCGCAGGACCGGAAGGATCTGGAATCACTTCGGGCGCACCTGCAGCTGCACGCGAAGGCGATTCCGCAACACCATGAAATCGTCACCGTGACGATCCTGATGCGAGCGTCGCACCTCGAGCCAGGCATGCGTCTACCGCTATTGGTCGTCGAGCACTTCGACCCGGGCGATTCTCCCGATCCGCGCGCCCTGTATGAAGACGGCGACGTCAAGGTCGAGAAAACCACTGTCCAGTGCGACGCTCACATTTTCGACACGTTCGCAGACTTCACGATCGAGCTGAAGCGCCGCGGCTACAGCGCCGAGACGATTCAGCCGTGGCCAGTATGGCCTGACGCCCCGGAGAACTGAATCGGCATCAGCGCGCCGCCGTCAGCGCGTCGTAGTCGCGCTCGCACTGCTGCCCGGCGATACCACGTTCGTCAGCGATTTTTGCCAACTCTCCCGCGCGCTCGTCAGCCCGGCCGAGCACGTCGGCAAGCAGATCGAGGGCGTCGCCGGTTGTCTGGCCTCCGGCCTGAGTGGCGGAATCACGAACCCGCTGAATGAGCTCGGCGACTTGCTTGCGCAGGCCGTCAGCAGCAGAAGCAGCGGCAGCAGCATCAGCACGCGCCAAATCTCGTTTTTTCGATGCATCTTCAGCATTTCCCTGTTGTTCGCGAGCGATCCGGTCGCTCTCGTCGCGCTCGGCAACGAGATCCCGAATTCGCTTCGCCTGTGTTTCGACCACGGCCGATTGATCGGCATCGCGGTGCCCCTTGAAGTAGCCGCCGGCCGAGCCGACGACGATCGCCACGATGACGGCGAGCCAGAAGCGAGGATCGGCCAACATCACAGCCCCCGTTCGCACAAGGCACGCTCGAACTTGCGACGCTCCACCAATCCCGGCAATACGCGACCACCGCCATAGATCCATTGCGGCTTGCCTGTGTCGGATTCGTTCATCGCTCGGCATGCCCCCTTCCAGTTGCCCGCGTTGAATCGCTTCGCGGTCGTGCTGCGGCAATACGCGCCAACCCCGATGTTGTAGGCAAAGCTCACACCTGCCGCGAGCTGATACGGATGCCCTTTCAGACCCGGCGTGCACTTCAGCGCCGGCTCCGCGTGCTCGATGAGGCGCCGTTCAAGCCGAGCAACGCATTCGTCGTGCGTGAAGCGCTGGCCGAGCTTCACATCTTTCGTGTCGCCGAAGCATCCAGTAACGATCCCGATCGGGTCGGGACCAGCGACCAACACCTCGCCCTCGAACTTGGGGACCATCGAAAAAAGAAGGGCCGCCGCAGCAGCCCCCACCACCCCAACAAGCGTCTTCTTCGGCACTTCAGCCATCGTGCTTCCCCATCTCCATGATGCGCATATCTGATTCGCGCTGTTCGCGGCGATCCTTCCGCCACATAAAAAAGAAGTTGAGTCCGAAGGTCGCCATCGCCGTCAAAATGCCGACGATCACCCCGATATCCGTCAACGTCAGCGATGACGCCACAGCCGTAACACTCCCTACGTAGCTCGCGACTTCAGTTGGACTCGCTCGCATCTGTTCCCCGTAATGAAAAGGGCCGCTCAGTTGAGCGGCCCGTCACATAATCCCCGTCGCATCCAGCACCATGAAGCGCGAATGCCATTGCTCTCGAAACCCCGACCAATTCGGCTTTCGCCCACCTCCGTACATTGTTGTCCCCCACGAGACCGAGCTTCCGTTCACGCGAATCGAGCTCAGTTCGACGCCAGCAGGGTCATAACTCCACGCCTGACGTACCGGATATATCCCGGACACGATCACCGGGACGCCGTACGTCCGCGTCTGCCAAGGCGCCCCAGGAGCCCCCAGCGTCGCCCACCCGGTTCCAGGCAAGTACTCGTCGTAAATCACATCGAGCACGCGAAGGAACGGCCTCGACGAATCCGCAATCAATTCGCCACGCTCGTTAAAAACCTGCAACCCAAAGCGACCGGCCGTCGGCGGAACGCGATCGAATAGGAAGAAGTAGACCGTGCATGGCCGCTCGGTGATGAACGTCAACGTATACGTGTTACCGCTGCGCACCGTGCGCCAGACAGTAATTCCCACTCCATCGGCCGCACGCACACCGTACATCGGTCCGGCCGTCGAATTGAACGTAAACGAAACGTTCGGCAGTGTCGTGTAGAACGGTTTGCCAGCGTCATTCAGCGCGAGCTGAAGCACTCCATCCGCCGAGTTTGCGAACATCGACTGCACCAGTTGATAATTCGGTGTCGAACCATCAATCTGATACAGACCGGTATCGGTAAACGCCTGAAAGCCCACCCCCATCAATACACTCCGAACACAATCCAGCCCGGAACCCGCACATACGCATTCGATCCACTAGCGTTCGCGCTATAACGCCAATTCACGCCAAACCTATCGATCGAGAGAACAGGAGACGGCTCAGCGCCAGACACTCGATAAAAAATTTGATCTGGCATGAAAGCCCAGAACGGCTCTCCGCCGGACATGTCAGCCGGCACACTCCCGTCATTACCTCCCGTGTGTACGATCCCGATTACCCGCCCGGCCCGCGATCTCGCGTCGAGAATCGGACGGCCGGCGCCATCGAAAATCTGAATTCCTGCTGTCATTGCCATACCCCCCAACGCACACGAAGAACGCCGTTTGCGTCATATGTACGCCCGCCGTTACTGTCGATCACCGTTCTGTTGCCCTGCCCGTCGGTCGAGTTGATTTCGAACCAACCGCTTTTATCCAGCCGCCAACCCTGTCGGCCAGCGATATAGTTGTCAGATTGGATGTAACTGCCGATCATCGCATTCGTGATCCAGCCGGCGCCGATGAGCGCCTGGCGGAGAAACACCTGGCCGCCCTGCACCACGAACGGCACAATCGACGATCCCCCGTTGTTCGGGTCGACCACGGCAAAGCGACTCGCCGAGACCAGCACCTGCGACTCGACTACCCCACTGCTGTTGTCGATCCCAACGCCGATGCCGGCGATGTACGTCTTGCCGTCCGCCGTGACCTGCGTCTTGATCTGGTATGACGCAGCAACCCGCCCATTCAGGTCGGCGTACGACTGCGCAACAGTCTGAACCGCCGCTGCGTTCTCGTTCGCTTTCGCGCTGACCGTTGCAATCTGGCTAGCCTGCGCGCTGTCGGCATCCGCCCGAGCCTGAGCCTCATTCTGAATACCGGCGAACAAGTCGGCCTGATCCGATTGGATCTGAGCCGTGACCGATTCAATCTGCTGCGCCAGCGCCATATCAGCCTCGGCACGTGCAGATTGTTCCGACCAGACTCCGGCCATGACCTGCGTCGACCCCGCAGCCTGGTTCGAGTCGCCCGCCATCGGCACGTTGATCTGTGCCGACACGCTCTCGATACGATTCGACAGCGCGCTATCGGCATCCGCCCGAGCCTTCTGTTCCGCGGCGATCGCGGCCGTGTTGCCGTTGGCCGTCGCGGTCACAGAATCGACGCGCTTACCAAGCGCCGAATCAGCATCGGTCCGCGCGGTTTGCTCGGATGCGATCGCCGATTTGTTGCTGTTCGCGATCGACGTCACGGCATCGATCCTCGTCGACAGCGCACTGTCCGCGTCGGCGCGCGCCCTCTGCTCTGCGGTAACCGCTGCCGAGTTAGCCGCGGCCGAAGCGCTCACTGTGTCGATACGGCTCGACAGTGCGTCGTCTGCAGTTGCCCGAGCGTTCGCTTCGGTAAGAATTGCCGCCGCGTTGTTCGCGAGTCCGATATCTTGAGACAACCGCCAGTCATCGCCATCCCATACCAACAGGTTGTTGTTGCCAACCGTGCTTACTGCCGCATCGGCCGTCGAGATGTACCGCCCGGCGCCGGCCAGCGCCTCCAGTTGCTGGCCCCAGACGTAAATACCGCTGACGCCATCCCCCGGGTACATCGTCGCTCCGTTATAGGCCTGCGTCCGCACTATGATCGACGTGTCCGCGGTATTGAACTGCGCCGTGTAGACCACGCGCCACCAACCGTCCGAAAGCGTCGTCGCAACGTACGAGTGCGTCCCTTTGGATAGGCTTGGCGCGGAAAACACCCCGGTATCGGCGTCAAATACCACCCCGCCGAATGTGCCAGTGTTATTGCGGCAGAACACCTTGATTTGAAGCTTCGAGCGCTCTCCCGACTTGACGTACAGCGAACGCGTGAACGGCCGAGTCGGATCGATACTCGGGTATTGGTCGAAGTAATGCTCGCCGTTGTCCGTCGACTCCACCAGTTTCTGCGCCTTCGCCCCGCTGAACGGGCCGGCAATCGCATCCTTCACGATCGAGCATCGAACCTTCGACCACGCCCCATTCGTGTAGTCCTCCGAGTACCGAATCAGGTTCGTGCTTCCCAGATCGATCCATACGTCATTTACCGCCTTGGCAACCGGCGTGACCGACTGTCGGAACGTGGTGTTTTTCGCGTTGGTCTGTGCCTGCACCAATGCGATGCTATCGGCGTTCGCCGCGTCACCGTCAGCACGCGCGGATTGCTCCTGCGTGATGGCCGCAGCGTTCGCGCTCGCCGTCGCGGTAACCGCGTCGACACGCTTCCCCAACGCGCTATCAGCGTCGGCCCGCGCCTGTTGCTCCGCCGTGATTGCCGCCTTGTTCGAACTGACATCCGCCGTCACGACGTCAATGCGCTTGCCGAGCGCCGAGTCGGCGCTTGCCCGCGCACTGGCTTCGCTACTGATGTCAGCCTTGTTGGCGTTCGCAGTCGCCGTAACGGTGTCGATTCGACTCGACAACGCAGCGTCCGCGGTCGCACGCGTGTTCGATTCAGTCTGGATCGCGCCAGCGTTCTGCCCGACCGATACTTGCAGTGACGAAATCGCCGATGCGTTTGCCGAATCTGCGGCAACACGTGCATTCCGCTCGTCCACGATAAGACCGCTCGGCAACGATTCAAGCTTCGCGTTGCTCGGATCTTGCAGCCCGGTCAGCTTCACCGAAAGCTGCTGCCGCGCCGTCGTCTCCGCCGTGTCCGCAGTCGCGCGCGCCATCGCTTCGTTCGTGAGGGCAGCACTGCTCGCACCAGGCGCCGGTCGGCCGACAGCGATCCAATCGATTTCGAAATAGTCCTTAGCCGTCGGCGCCAGCGCAAGATACACACGAAGCTGACTGACACTACCGGTCCAGGCTTCGTTCAGCATCACGACTGCGACGCCTTTCTCGTCGTAGTCCGGCTCTGGAATCGCAAGGTTCGCCCACGTGCCCGCGATGTTGCGGCCAATGAAGCCGTACCACCCCGGATTACCCGTCTTTCGAATACGAAGACGAACCTGTCGATACTCGTCGCCGTTGATGTCGAGCGACGCCGGCGATTGAACGTACCCCTTCGCGACTGTCGGCGGCTTCAGCCATGATGCCGTCACCGTCGGCGTACCGGATTGCGCCGTCCAGCCCTCTACCCCATTCGTGAAGTACCAGATCTGCGCATAGTCGAACTGCTCGCCAACGCCTGCCTGAAGCTGCGTAATCTGCTGTACGACCGACTCGTACTGAGTCACCCGCGCATCGCGTTCCTGACCGATCAGCCCGCTCGTCACCTTGCTGAGATCAGCACCGTCGTACGCACCGCGAAGCTGCGTCGCCAGTAGCTCACGCTGGTTCGCCTCCGCATCAACGGCAGACGCACGCGCTACCTGCTCGGCCTGGATAGCGGACGTGTTTTGTCCGATCGCTGCCGTGTTCGTATCGATTCGTCGCGACAACGACGAGTCTGCCGCCTGCCGTGCGGTTTGCTCAGATGCAATCGAAGCGCCGAGCTTCGCAGCCTGATCGGCTAGCTCACGCGCCTGCACGTCGGACGCTGCTTTGATGGCTGCGTCGCGCGCGGACGCTTCACCAGCGATTGCGGCCGTCCGATCTGCCCTCTCGTCCGCGAGCGCTTGCGCGCGAGCGGCCGCCTCCGCATTGATCGCGCTCGCACGCGCAGCCGCCTCCGCGGCGATCGCGTTGGTGCGGTCCGATACCTCCGTGGCAATTGCCGTCGCGTTGCTCGAAACGTCCTTCTGAATACCTGGAATCGCGTCGATCGGCTTCTTCAGGTCATCTCCAAGCGCCGAATGCGAAATCTGACCTGCAAAATATTTTTCGTATTCGCCCGCCTCGGTCGTCGGTTGCCCCTGCACACCCGGCCCGCTCGCCGGGAACCACGATCCGACATTCCCTGACCGATCGACGAGCCGCACCCAGAAATAAAACACCTGCCCCGGAGCGAGCCCTTGAATCGACGTCGACGCCTGCGGATATGCGAAATCCGACAGCTTGATCGCGTCAGCACGGTTCGTCGTGCGGCTTTGCCACACCTCCGTACGTTGCGTATCACCCGCCGTACCGTCGGCAGGGAACGTCCAGCTCAGGTTGATCCCGTAGACGACGCCGGCCGCCTTCAGCGACGCAACCGCAGGCGGCGGCGTCGTTTTCCCGGCCAGCGTCGTTTCCGTACTCACGGCAGGCAGCGACGTGACGTTCATCACGTTCTGCGCACGAACGCGAGCGACGTATCGGCCCTGATAGATCCCCGGAATCTCGACCTGCAGCCCGCCCGTCTGAGCGACGCTAACCCAGTCCCCGTTGTCCTTCCGCCATTCCGGAAGATACGTCACAGCCTTGTCAGCGGCATCCCACGCGATAACCATGTTGGTTTTCGCGATGCCCTGATCGACAACCGAGTACGTCGAAATTCGGACATTCGCCGGAGGCGCCTGTACCGAAGGCGGAACGACCGTAATCGGGCGCTGCTGAATCTGTGCGCCGTCGTCGATCGCCGCATACTTGCCCGGTTCGTGCTTCGTGGCCGTGATCGTGTACGCGATCTGCCCTTCGTCATCGCTTTCCTGCACGCTGACAACCCGGTAGAGCTGCGCAGCAATTTCGTCGCTTTCCAGCATCCACACAGCGCCGGTAACGGGATCTGCATCGAAACGATCCACCAGCACCAGCACGTCACCATCGACCGACTTCACCGCGCGCGACTGCGCCACACCCGACGGCAGGATTGCCGTGAAGCGATCGCCCGGCGCGACGGTCGGCGCCTTGTCCAGCGTGACGACATTCCCGGCCACCGAACGAATCCGGCCGCCGATGCGCCGCCCCGCCTTCTTCGGATCAGCGATTGCGATCACCTCGCCCGGGCCGACCAGGACACCATCCATGCCGACCTGAAACGACACGGTGCCGGCTTCGTATCGGGACGTCAGCAGAATCCACTGTCCGAGCCGATGCGCCTGTGCCTGCGACGTGCAGCCGAACGCAGTGACCTGCGTCTTGACGACGCCGTACCGAGCAATACCGTCCTCGTCAGGGACGTACTCGACGGCCTGCTTGTACTGGTTCGTCGGATCGTTGTAGCTGACGAGCGCGACCGTGTACCGCGTCTTACGCTCGCTGCCGACATACCGGAACGCACCATCGATCACGTTGGCCGCGGTGTACACGTACACCGGATCGGACGGCATATCCGCCGACGCAACTACGGCACCCGGCCCCCAGTACGCAATCCCCCGGAAAACGCTGGCGATGTCCTGCAGCACTTTGAACGCGTCGGCCGCCGACTGGATCACGCAATTGCACGTGAAGCGCGGCTCGACGCCGCCCTTGCCGTCCGACACCAACACATCGCAGTAGCGCGCGATCTCGTACAACCCCCACTTGTCGATCATCGACGCATCTACGGTTTTGCCGAGGCCGTAGCGATCGTTCAATAGCAGGTCGTAGAAGATCCATGCCGGATTGTTCGTCCACGCTAGTTTGAACGTGCCGTCCCACGCCCCCGAGTACGTACGCGTCTCAGGATCGTAGTTCGACGGCACGCGGACGATCAGTCCGCGCACTTTGTACGACCGCACCGGCACTTGCGAAAACGAGCGCGCGTCAAACGTCATGCCGACAAGCGCCGTCATCGGATAGCGCAGCTTCCGATCGATGACCTCGGTGATCGCCTCGATGTTCACCGTATCGGCAATCAGCGAACTGTGCTGATTCGGCGTGATGCGGCGCACGCGCACCAACCAGCCAGCTTTCGCGCGCGGCAATTCGATCCGATGCGAACGCTCGTAGAGCGACGTCGTCTTGCCGTCGAACGCTGCCGACAGCACCTGCGCATACGAACCGCCGTCAACCGACAGATCGATCGCATATTCCACGCGATAGCCGAACACGCCCGACGCAGGGTCGCTTTTCTGAAGTGCCGGCACGCCAAATCGAATTCGGACCGCCGTGAGCTGCGGGTTCTGCACCTGACGTACCCACGGCGCGTCAGACGTCAATTGAACACCAACAGCCGATTCGCGCTCGACAGCCGGAAAGCCCGGGATGAACTCCTGATCGATCGTGCCCGTGCGAACGTCAACACTGTAGTTCTGGAAATTGACCGAACCGTCGGAATTCTGAATTGGCGTGCCGTCGAGATAGACCGACTGCATGCCGTTGACAAGCCCGACAATCGGCCCTTCCGAAATGATGTCGAGCACCTTCGCGCGCGCCGTGGAATGGAGGCTGTCCGGCGACTCACTGCTCCCTCCGCCGCCGCCCCCACCTTTCGCGCCGTTGATGCGCTTCCGGCCGGATTCCGCGTATAGCTTTTTCACACCTGATCCTCTGCATAGATGCCAGAGCTGGCGACCTTCGAGCCCACGACCATCTCGCCGTAGACGAGCGGCAGCGGCTCGCCTTGCGCCGCGCTGTTGACCGGTCCGTTGAAGTAGTAGGACGTGCCGTTGTCAGCCACGCCCGCGAGCCCGGCCTGTTGCGGGCTCAGCATCTGGGCGACACCACCGAGCGCCATGGAGACGCCCAAACCGATCAAGGTCGGCTGGTTGAATACGAAGCCAGCAACGGCGAGAGCGGCGCCGAGAATCGTCTGAAACAGGCCACCGCTTTTGCTGCCGATAATTACCGGCGCAATTCGGATTGCGTCGTCACCAACCGGCGCGCCAAGATCGTCTTTCGACAGATTTCGACGCCCGTTGAAAACAGCGAACGTCAGCCCCTTGTTGTGGGCCTCCAGCAAAAATTGGCGAAAGCCGGGAATCAGCACCGACAATGCGCGCACCGCCTCGGCAGTCGACGACACGGCCAATCGATGGATCCGGCCGAATCGGGAGCCTGCGATCCCATACAGCCTCACTTCACGCAGCCGTTGGTTCAATTCGCGCCTCCGACGTAACGGAGCACCGTCGTGCAGGAGTCGCGCCACATCGAACCCCATACGGCTCGACAGGACAGCCGCCCATACATGTGATGCCCGAACATCCCGTCACCGAGATACACACCGGAGTGATTCGGCACACCGTTCTTGCTGCGAACCTGCATCAGCAACACGTCGCCCGGTTCGAGCGTCGCGTCTCTGCCCATATCGAGGAAGCCCGCGTCCTGGTAGTGCGCGATGTACAAATTCGAGTAGCCGTCGTTCCACCACCCGTCCTTGCGCTCGAAATCCGGAAGCGCCACGCCACGCTCGGCGAGATACCAGTCGCGCACAAACGCGTAGCAGTCGAGCACGCCATGCACGTATTCGCGTCCGTACAAGGGAGCGACGTATCCGCTCGGGCCGAACTCGCACCAGTCGTCGACACCGAGCGAACCATCGGCCTGCACGCCCAGCGAGACAACGAGCCACGACGCGATGCCTGCGACCTCGCACATCGCACGATCGCCCATACTCGGCTGCGCAACTCCATTCGGATGCGAGTGCGCGACGGCGATGACCTCACCAATGTCTTCGGCTGCCGCATAGTCCTCGGGCTCAATCGCAAATTGCTCGGTCGGCGACATCGCAACATTCCGGCAAGGCACGTACTCGTCGCCAGCCTCAGCTCGCACGACCAGCCCGCAGCACTCGCGCGGATACTCGGCGAGCGCGTGCTCCGCGATCGCTTGCTTGATTCGTTCGTCCATAAAAAAACCCGCCAGTTGGCGGGTCCATGTAGTGAGGTTCGATTGATGGCTAGGCGAGCGTGTCGCACAAAAAACCGCCGTGCGGTAGCGGGTTATTGGCGCCGTATCGGCACTCGCATCCGCTGATTTTTTGACTGCATCGGTCGAGCGCTGGGTCACTCACTGGCATGTCGTTCTTATCGAAGAACACCATTGCGGTGTACCCACATTCCGGGCCGCGATAACGCCACTGGCATGTCCCGACAATCTGACGCGCAGGTATTTGCTGACCGCCAAAGTCGAGCGGCGACGACAGTGTGAACTCGAGCTGCACGCCAGGTTGCTCGTCGCTTTTTTGCTCGACTCGCCACTGCTCGACCGGCCACTGTTCGTTCGGGTCCGCGGACGGGTTCCCGTCCGGAAAATTGATCGCGTCGAGATACTTCGCGAGCGTTCGCCGACGGTACACCTTCGCTCCGACAAGATCCTCCAGCGCAAGACACATCGCTGTGATCGTGCCGTTGATGTCGCCAACAGTCAGCGTCGGCGACGGCTGCCGCGCATCCGATGTCCGCTCGAACCCGGCCCCCTGAATCGGCCAAGGCTTGTACTCGCGCCCCTGCCAAATGATCGACTCCGAATGCGAGTGGCCGTGGAACCGCAGAACTTCGCCGCCGATCTCCGAGCAGTCGACCTCGAACAGTTCGATCCGATGACCGGGCTCGAGAGTTTGAATATCCGCAGTGATCGTCACGACGTGAACCCCGTCATTCGCATGAAGCGCGGATACAGCGGTCCGACGGGTTGCGTTTTCTTAATCAAGAGCTGTAGCGTGTACGTCTTACCCGCTGTCAATCCGTCTTTTGCGACCATCGCCACAATTTTCTTGCTAGCAACCAGCCCGGCATCCTGCCCCGAGACAGTAGCCGCGTCGTCCGGCCCATCGAACACGACAGTCGAGCCATCGACAATACGAATATGGGCGATTGCATCAACCGCCGGAGTTACGCCACTGTCCAAGTTCAGCGCAACGGTCGCGGTCGCCATGATGGCCCCGCCCGCGCCACATACAACGTTGACGGACAAGCGGTTCTCGTACGCATTCGGGTTAATGTCGGTTTCGCTACCGCCCGCAGCGCTAAATACCGTCGGCCGCGTCATGTTTCCCGCATGCCACGGATTGGGGAGATTCCCGGCATCCCAGGCGAGCTTTCCCGCGAAGGTCGGACGCGATCCAATCTTGCAGCCGGCCCCTGTGCCGTCGATCGTTACTGTGTCGTCTTTCAGATTGAAGACGAATGGTCGCGGGGTGTCCCAGTTGCCGTACTGGTCTCCGGCCGCTGTGCGCATCAGATACAGCGCGCTACCGTCCTTCCGCCAGAACGTCCCGAAGTCCCCGCCGGATACCATCCGAAAACCGTTTGTAGCCTTGGATTGGATTTCGCCGGTAGAGACTACCTTGCCGCCTACATTCAGATCACGTCCGATGCTTGCGTCTGTTCCAATCGACGCAGTAGTACCTACTGTCAGGCTGCCCTTGACGATTTCATCGATCGCGTATGAACGACCGCGCAAAAGCACTCGCCACACGTTAGCGCCATCTGTATCGACCAATAGAGACTCGCCCAAATTCAGATCGACGGTGGTAAACGAATTACCGGAACCAGATGCCGCAGCAATCGTGACTTTCTTCCCGACGTTTCGCAGATGAAGAACCGCGTCTGTCGGGCACGTCGATGCAACAGGCAAGTTAATCGTGCCTTCGGCCGTAAGATTGATGCTGATTCGCTTGCCGACATGATTCGCAGTGAGCGTCTGCGCGGTCGTGATGGGCGTTGCCGTCGTAAGCGCCGCCTGGTTGTTCAGCACGTCGACATTTGAATTGAATTTCGTATTCGCCGTACGCTGGTTGTCTCCGTCGGAGCCCGTCGGAGGCGTTCCAAGATTTGCTTTTTGAAGTGCTGCCATGTCAACCCTTACGGCGCGAATGTCTGTTCAAACTGTGCGGTGATCGTGTACACCTTGCCGTTTTTAACCGGCTCGGTGTACTTCTCGCATACGAAACGTCCCGGCGGGCGAAGCGGTGGCGTCCAGAAGAACGACACCGCCCCGGCATGTGAATCGAGGAACGCGAGAATTGTGGAAATCATGTCGGCCTTCCCGACAAACCGGAGGTTGTAGGTCGACACCCTATTGTTGAGGCCGTCCGCGGAGCGCTGCGTATACCCGTCACCGAACCCGGCCTTTCGCACACGTAGCGCTGTATCGCCGCCGAATCCTTCAACAGTCGGCGACCAGATAAACGTATCGGTCATTACGCAACCCCATTCCTGAGTTTCCAGAGCGAACCACCTTGACGACTTTCAGCAGCAATTAGCCCTTGGATCAGCTGCTTGAGCTTCTTCACGAATTCAGCGCTCGCCATCATCTGCGATGGATCGCCGGATCCGCCGTCGATCGTCAACGGAATGTTTAATGTGACGCCACCATCCTGGCCGCCGGGCATGCCAACACTGCCGGCGCGGCCGCCAACGAGCCCGCCGTTCGCAAACTTCGCGAATCCGACATCGCGCCCGCTGTTGATCGCCTCCAGCAACCGAAGAACGCCCGGCTTCCGAACGGCAGAAGCCTTGACCACGAACTCATCGTTCGAAAGCCATGCGGGGATGCTGTCGCTCGTAGATGTTCCCGGCCCGGTAACGTGGCCGCCTGTCGCAAAATGGAATCCGTACGCATTTCCGCCACCGCCCGCGAGCGCATTGGTCAGCCCACCGTCAATACCACCAAGCAGGGACGACGAACTGAATCCGCTGGCCGCGGATGCGCCCAAGCCGATCGCATTCCCGAGCCAACCGAACACGGGCGCCAGCGCCGCACGCGCGGCGAACCGCGCGAGATCGGCGATCATGCTGTCGACCAGCCCCCGAAAATCCAACTTCCCGGTCGCCGCGAACGAGGTGACCGCATCCTCCAGATTCCGGAACGAACTAGTGAAGGCTTCCTCCGCACGGCCCGCGGCGTTCTCCGCCGACTCCTGGTACAGCGCAACCGCCCGGCTCGCGCCAACGCGCCAATCACGCTGCATCGCGAGGCGTTGATCGAAATAGCCGCGTTCGCGCTCGACCTGCTCGGCCTCCGCCCGATTGATGCGGTCAATCTCCGCCATGTACTCCGGAGAATTAAGCGTGCCGTCTTTCCGTGCGCCTTTCGTCAGCTCGTCACGCCTGCGCCGGAATTCGTCGCTGACACGGCTCGTCGCTTGATTCAGCTCGCGCGCGTTGTCTCCCATCGACATTGCAGCGAGTTCGCGCTCGACCTCGCGCTGACGTTCCGTCGCGTAGTCGGCCAGTTCAGCGTCAATCTGCGCGCTGCGTTCCTTCAGCTTGTTGATCGCGTCGTGATAGCGAACTTCCTTTTCGAGCTGAACCGCACGGTCGTATGCCGCTCGAATCGATGCCTGGTCACGGATTAGGCTCTTGTCACCGTCCGACAGCTTCGTGCGCTTGCTGGCCAAGTCGGTCAGCTTCTGATCGAAGCCGATCCGGTCCTTCTCCGACTGCGTCAGCTTGTCGGTCGCGACTGCTTCGACGCGCAACTGCGCAATCCGCTGCTCGATGTTGTCGAGCAGACGCTGGCTCTCCGGGTCGGATCGCGCGCCACCCGACCGAGCCTTGTGCCCCAAGGCCGGCGCATTGACGCTGATCCGGGCGACCTGCGCAGCCGACTCCGACACCGTGTCGTCGAACGCCTGCTTGCCACGAGCAGCCGCGGCAGCGCGAGCGGCGTCAGCGTTGAACCCGAATTTCTCGAATTTCTTGCTGACGAGATCCGCCTGAAATTCAGCCAGGGCCGCGGCAACGACCATCTGCTGATTCATCAGCGCCAGTTCGCGCGTCAGGTTGTCGATATTCCGACGGGCACCGGCCTCGGCCTTCGCATCCTTGTCCTGAATCGCCTTTTCGAGCGATTTGTACGCGTCCGCTCGACCAGCCATCAAACCGGCCTGTCGCGCCTCGGCAGCGTTTGCGCCCTTCGTCTTCGCCTCGTATTCAGCCCGCTGCCGCGCGGTCATGCCGATGACGTCCGACGCTTCCTTCAGCTTCTCGACATACTTCGTCCATCCTTCGGCCGCCATGCCGCCGGCGAAGAAATTGTTCTCGTCGGTCAATAGGCGAAGGGCTTCATCGGCACTGCGGGCATTGGCGCCAAACGCCGCCACCATTTTCCCGGCCTTGTCTGCCGCCGCACCCGCAGTATCGATGGCTGTAGCCGCCTCGATCAGCGACGCGCGCAGTTCATCACCGCCGCGCGTGGCCGTGACGAAAGTGTCGATCAGACGGTATATCTCTGCTGACTTCTCCTTGACGCCGAGATCGGCGGCTCGCACCCGATCGAGACTTTCGAGCAAGCGGTCATATGCCGCCTGATACTCGTCCGGTACGATTGGCGGAGCACCATCAAAGCCTGGGGTCGCAATGCTCTGATACGCCTGCACCTTCAGGCCGCCATATGCATCCGCAACATCGCGATCCGCAGCGGCCTGAGCCTGCTTTGCTCGCTGGCGCTCCGACGCCTGCATGACCGTCGTCAGATCCTTGTACTTGTCAATGATCTGATCAAGCGGTGCCTGCATGTCGATCAGGCTGGACGTCGCACTACTCGCGTGATCCCGGAAAACCAACCAGTTCACGGCAGCACCGAGCGCGACCGTGCCGACAGTCGTCAGAATGCCCGGAAGGCCGCCAACGACCGACAACAGCCCGGAGCCGGCGGTGCGCATCAGCGAGCCGGCACGCGCCGCAGCAGTCTGCGCTACCGCCGCACGCTCGGTCGCAGCAGCAAGTCCTGCGGTCGCCGCAGTCGCACCGCGCTCGGCACTTTCCCGGGCGCGCGTCGCCGCCGCCACCTCGCGCTCTGCGATGGCGAGCCCCTTTTCGGTTTCCGCAAGCGCGGCGGCATATCGCGTTTGATCGACTGTGCCCTTGGCTGCGGCCGCCTCCAGCGCAACGCGCCGCTGCTGCGCCAGCGCGAGCGATGCCTCGGCGCGCGCAAGCTCCCCTTGAGCCGCGGCAGTTTCGCGCGCGATAACCGCCGCGTACGGCGTCCCGGCGATCCGCGAGCCAATCTCCTGGCTGTTCGCAAGATTCGAACGCGCCGTCGCAACCTGCGCCGCGGCACTCACCTCGATCGCCCGCGCCTCGGCGAGCTTCGCCTCCGTATACCGGATCGAGCCAGCCGTGAGCGCCGACTGCATGGCAAGGCTCTCGCGCATCGCGCGCATGCCGGCCAGCTCCGCCTGTGCCGCAACCTCTGCGGCCTGCGCATTCTGCAGTTTCGCGGCCGCCGCATCGCGGTCGCTCTGCGCCCGCGTGATCGTCACCAACGCGGCCGCGTTCTCCGCCTGCGCCTTGGCGAGCAGCGCCTGGCGCTCTGCATTCCACGCGATCGCCGATTTTCCGGCAACCACTGCCGTCTGGACGAAATACACCGCGAGTCGGCCGGCAGCGAGCGACGCGCTGATCTTCGCGATCTGGTCGATATGCTCGGCAACGTAGATGATGCCTTGCGACAGCTTTGCGCTCGCGCCCGTTGCCTGATCGGCCTCACCGATGTACTTCAGAATCTCCGTATGCAGGCGAGTCATCGACTGATCGACGGTCACCTGCATCTTGGAGAACAGCGCGTCGGTGCTCGACGATGCGTTCTTCAACGCGTCGATGAGGTTTTCGACCGTCAGCTTGCCGGCTTCCGCGAGACCCTTGAGCTCGGACGAGCTGCGCCCCATCCCGCGCGCGATTGCCTCGGCGACACCCGGCAGTTCCTCGAGCACGCTATGCAGGTCCTGGCCGCGCAACTGACCGGACGCGAACGCCTGACCCAGCTGCACGATACCCATTCGGGCCGTATCCGCCGAAACACCGGATAGCGCGACCGCTTTGCTGATCGTCTCGACCAGCGGGCCGACCTCCTTGATCGACAGGCCGAGGTGACCGGTATTGTTCGCGATCCGCTGGTACAGCTCGGCCGTCGCGTCGAGTGGCTGCCGCGCCGTTCGCGCGATTTGGACCACATCGTTTTGCGCGATCGCGAAATCGACCTGGTCTCGCGTGACGATCCTGAGCCGGTTGCTCAGGTTCGTCCACTCATCGGCGTACTCGATGAGCTGATGCACGCCGAAAGCCGCGGCCGCCGCCTCGGCATACCCGCGAATGGATCCGCGAGCGGCCTCGATCGCGCGCACCGTGACCTGGACGCTCGATGCATTCGACGCGAATGCTGCGTCGGCGGCCCGGCCTCCGTCCCGGACCGCGTTGAAATACCCGCCAGCCGTCGACGCCAGCCCGCGCATACGTCGGTCGTATTCGGTCGTGTTCGCGGTAACGCTGACAATCAGCTCGCGCAGACTCGTTGCCATAGTTCCTTTCCGCCTACTTTGCCATGCTCACGAGGGCCGCGAAGAACGGATCGTCCGCAACCTCTTGAGCCGCCCCCGACTCGCCGCCGCCCCAATTCGGCAGCATCTCGGAAACCTTCACCTTCGCGCCCTGCGCCTGGAATACCGCCGCTGCGACCATCGCGGCGTGCAGGTCGTAGCGGTCATCGCTGATCGGCGACTCGGCGTCCAACGCCTGCCACAGCACAAACTCGGCCGCAGACATCGACGAGCGCAGCTCGGCAAGCGTCTTGCCGAGACGCAGCGCCAACGTCAGTTCGAGTCGGAGGTCGGGGTTTCGGCGGAAGGCTTTTTTCCCGCTTCTTCCGGGTCGGCATTGAGGTCACCCAGCGCGATCGCCTTGGTAATGACGCGGTCGTGTGCAATGCCGAAGGCCTCGGCCACTGCCTGGACGTCACCGTCTTCGAATTCGCGGCGCCAGCCTTCCGGCGTCTCGACGAACAGGACGCGCACGAACAGGCGCGCGTACGACATGCGGTAGTCTTCAGCGCTGACGCGCCGGTACTTCGCGCGCGCCGTGTCTTGATCGTCGTCCGGCTCCACGCCCGCTGCCATGCGGAGCGGTTCGAGCCAGAAGGCGCGATCTTCGAGCAGCGGCTCACGCACCGCGACGGTGACGCCGCCCCATTCCGGCATCGACAGAAATTCGTGCTTCCAGCCGGCCAGCGGATTGAGAATCGCGGCGCGTAGCGCGCCGGTTCTTGTCTTGTTGCTCATCTTCTATTCCTCACTGGTTCGTCGGATTGGTCAGCCTGCCGGCGGCGCCGGCGGCGGCACTTCCTTCGGCGAACCGCTGACACGGACGCTGTACGTCGACGTCACGATGCCGTCCACGCCGGCCGACCACGTGTACTGACGAACCATGCCGATGAACAGAAACTGCGCGCCGTTTCGGAACGTGACGCGGAAAACTCGCTTTTCGCCAGTTCCGCGCGCAGCCCGGAGGATCACCTGGCCCTCGTCGTCGGACGAATAGTTGCCGTCGACCGAAAACTCCCCCGGATCCGGCAGCCCCAGCTCGGATTCCTTTTCCTCGCTCGCCAGCGTCGTCGCATCGATTTCCGACGACTGCCCGCCCTGCCATTGGACGGTCTTGCTCGTCGTATTCAGATCGACGAAAACGAGCGTCTTGTCATCGAGGTCCGTCGAAACGGTCTTCGATACCTCGACCTTCGTGCCTTGCGCCTTGATGCGCTTGCTTTTCTCGGCCATAAGCCCCTCAGAATGAAAAAGGCCCGCACTCGGCGGGCCAAACAGAAATTGAATCGGTCAGAACTGCACGGATATTTCGAGACTCACCCGGAAATCCCCGGTATCGCTCGAAAAGTCATCGGGCAATTCGCTCACACCACCGACGGCGAATTTCCCGCTCGACGACGCTCGGTCAATCACCTGATCGGCAATCGCGTCTGCCTCGGTATAGGTACTCGCGTACACATCGATCTGGAACATGCCCGACTTACCGCCGGTCGCTCCACCGAGCGCAATATCGCGCTCGCCGCTCACTCGCGACACGACGTAGTACGGCGATTGCGCCTTCGATCCGGCGACGCCGACGTACCCTTTCGCGCTGCCTACTGACCCGATTGCGTCACGGACGACAAGTACGCTCAAAATCCACCTCCAATCACTGTATCGATCGCACGTGCGAGCTCCGTTCGAATCGCGCCCTCGGCTTGGGTGATCGAAGCGTCAAAGGCCGGCCGCATGAACGGCTCCGCCTTCATGTGCTGCGTTCCGAGTTCCACAAAGCGCCAGTAAAACGCGTTCGTCGGCGACTCGGCCTTTCCCTTCGTCCGAACTCGCACACCAGCCGTCGCGATCCCTGGCGACTCTTTCTGGCGAAGCGAGGTCGATTGGATGTTGCGCTTCAGCTTCCCAGTCTTCTTCGGCGCTCGCGTCCGGGCTTCATCCCGGATCACTTTCGCGCCCGCCAACGTCGCGCGCCGGAGCGCCTTCGTCGACTGCGCCTTCGCGAGCTTTGCGAAGTCGGCATGCAGGTCGGCTAGCCCGAGTATCTGGACGCTAGACATACTTCTCCCCCACCTTTACCGACAGGTCGAGATACCCTCGCGTGCGCGCGGGCAGCACGGCCGTGATGTCGTAGAGCCGGCCGTCATACCGCACGCGCATCTGCTCGTCGATTCCTGCTCGATAGCGAATGCGCATGCTGGCGACCGTGGAACCTCGCACCGCCCCCGAGACGACGTGCTCTTTTCCGTTCACGAACAGCACATCGGCCCACGGGCGCGCATGGACCACCCATGCGCCCGGCAACGGTTCGCCATTCTCGTTTTCTTCGCCGCTCGGCCGCTCGATGACAATTCGCTCTTTCAGTTTCCCGGCTTTCATCAAAACCTCGGTGGAACAGTGATCGAATCGAGCAGGAGATCGGCATAGCCGTCCGGCATTTGCGCGACTGTCTGGCCTTCGGAGAACAGCTCTCGATGATCGTAGGCCCATGCCGCCGCGAGAAGCATCCACGAGCGCACCGAAGGATGCTTGTCGATGTCGATACCGGCCCGGTACGTGATCGTCACGACGCTCGCATGAGGCCACCGAGCGGCGCCGAGCGGAGCGCAAAGCGTTTCTCGGCCCAGTTGGACTACCTCATATCCACCCGGATCGAGTGTCGATGCAGAACCAGTCGCATCGCGCGCTTCGATGCGATCGACACCGAGCACTTGCCCCACAGACAACGAGAACTCACCAGCAGGGAAGCCGGCAAGCCGTTCGACATACCGCGCTTTCCGGATAGCCGCACCGGACTTTCTCTCGGCTGCCTGGCGCGCACCTGGAATCACGATGTTTTCGACGAACTCGCGTTCATTTTCATCATCGATTCGACACTGAATTGCGACTTCCTCGAAGGTAAGCGGCTCAACATCGTCCAGGTATTCGACGAGAACAGCAGCCATCCCGGATCACCCCTTTGCCGCTGCGGCCTTGCCCGTTTCGGCCTTTTGGGAGGCTTTCGCCTCCTTCGGTTCGGGCGCGGACGCGTGCGCGATTCCTGCATCGACGAGCCGGGCCGCGTGCTCGTCTTCGAACCCAGCGACATCGCCGGGCGTGTACTGTGCGTAGTGCCGCTTGAACTTGACCACCTTCATGTTTTTCTCCGACATGCTGCCTGCCCGCCAACCGGCGGGCGGCACGGTTACAGATTCGCTTACGCGCCCCAGGTCACGCCGGCCAGCACGGAAATCGACTCGACGTGACGCGGACCGAAGTCGTTCTTCGCGATCACGCGGATCAGCGTCTGATCGCGCTGGAACGCGCTGATCATGTTGCCGTCGGCGTCCTTGTAGGTCGCCTCCTTGCTGTAGTCGATTTCCAGCGTTTCTTCCTCGCCGATGAACACGTCGCCGAAGTCGGCGAAGTAGATTTCCGACTCGTTCGCACCGTCGCCGAGATTGATCGGCACTTGCGTCGTCTTGCCGACCGGATAGCCCTTCAGCATGCCGTTGGCGAGTTCCGGATAGACCTTGTTGCCGTTGCCATCGCGCAGGCCTTCGAGGAATCGGAACGTACGCGGCGCCATGATCCAGCCCGGCTGCGTGAGGTTGGCGTCGGCGTTCTCCAGCGCCAGAATGGCCCTGCCGAGATCCGTTTCGATCTTTTGCAGCGTCGAGCCGTCGCTGGCCGGCAAGACGTTGCCGGGAAGCGCCCAGAAGCGGAGGCCCTTCGGGGTGTTCGCGGTGCCGTCGTCGCGAATGTATGCCTTATCTTCGCGCGCCCCGATCGCGCCCGTGAGGTCGCCGACCACGATCTGATCGACATTCGGATTCACGCCGGCGTACTTGATCAGGTCGTTCGCGATCGGGACCAGCGCGGCCATCTTCTTGGCCGTCATCTTGAGATCGTCGAACTGTTGTTGCGTTGCCGGCATATCGCTGTCCGCGCCGATATAGCCAACGATCGCGCCACCCCGCAAGCGCGGCATCGTCACGTTTCCATTCGAGAGCGGCAGCGACCGAGCACCCAGTCTGCGCACCACCGATTTCGGTCGCAACAGTTCGATGACCTCGCTCGAAAGATTCTCCGGCACCAGAACACCGCCCGCACTCGATGAGAGGGTGTTCAGGGACATCGCGACGTCCTCGCCGAAGCCTCGCTCGATTGCCAGCTTCGACGCGAGTTGTGCGTCACCACGCGCTGCCGCAAGCGCACGAACCATGCGAGCCATCTTTGCGCCCTTCACTTCCGGTGCCTTCGGCTGTGCCGGCACGCTCGCCGCGGCCGGAGCAGCAACGGCGGCCGGCGCCGGGTCAACCGGCACGGCCGCAACTGCGGCCATGCGCTCGGCCGCTTCCGCGCGCTCGATCTGCGCAGTCAGATCGTTGAATTTCGAGCTGAGCTGATCGAATTCGGCCTGCTGTTCAGCCGACAATGCGGTGCCGCCCAACTCGATCTGCGCCAGCGCCTGCACACGCTGATTGACGGCTGCGCGTTCGCGGCGGAGTTCATTGATGTTCACTTACCCTTCTCCTAAAAAAAAATGCCACCCGAAGGTGGCAGTACTCAATTGAGACGCGAACGCGCTCGGATGTTGATCGTGAAAAACCCGATTTTTTGGCCGGCTACATCATGGTTTGCATGTTCATCGCGGCCGCGCGCGCGGAGACGCTACGCCGCGTATTGCCACCCTGGCGCTCGGCGCGCGATGCGCGCACTTCGGCAGCAATCCGGTTGATCGCTGCCTGTGGCGTTTCGACGCTGTCCGCGAGCCCTGCATCGACACCTTGCTGACCGAAGAAAATGCCCGCCTGCGTGTCCTTCACCGCTTGCGTGGTCAGCCCGCGGAAGCGCGCGATTGCATCGACGAACTGCTTGTAGCTGTTCTGCACCATGCTGGTGAGGAACGCCAGCGACTGATCGCTCAGCGGCTCATGCGGGGTGAGATCGTTCTTGTGATTCCCGGCAAACACTGAGGTCACCTTGATCCCTTGCTGCTCATCACGCTTCGAAACGTCGAGATGGTTGGCGATAACGCCGATCGAACCCACGCCAGACGTACGGCTGACGATGACCTTCGATGCAGCGGCGGCGATCAGATACCCGCCCGAGAATGCCGAGAAGTTGACGATCGCCGTGACCGGCTTCACCAGCGACGCAGCCCGGATATCGTCGGCCAGTTCGAATGCGCCGGTCGCGCTCCCGCCATTGCTGTCGATATCGAGAACGATGTGCTCGACGGCCGGATCCGCAACTGCCTGATTCACGGCAGTTCGCAGGCCTTCGTAGCTGGTCATCGGCTCGCACGGGTTCATGTGAGCGGACCGCGACACCAGGATTCCCGATACCGGAATGATGTCCATACCGGTATCAGCTACCAGGGCACGACGACGCTCCGATGCCGCGGCCATCTGCGCACCGCTGTCGAACTCATCGTCCTCCATGATCTTCGGCTGTGCGTTGTTCACGGTCAGGTTGACGATGTTCAGGTTGAGCGCGTGATTCGCCCACTGCACCGCCAGCGACATCATCGGGTCCGTGACGAGCTGCGGCTGATTGAAAATCAGACTTGCGAGTCTGAGATGCGGTTTCAAGAAAGGATCCTCCCAATTTCGTCGATCTGCGCTTTCGTCGGCTCGGACTTCCCCGGAGGGAATTGCTGCGGCTTCGACGCGTCGACCATGTTCATAGGACTCAGGTAGACGTCGCCGCCCTTGACCGGCGGCATGTTCTCAAGCCGGCGAATGTCGTTGATCGATAGCCAGCCCCACTGGCGTCCGACCGCATAAGCAGCGTAGCGCGACGACTGATCGCCTCGCAGCAGCCCCGCGAGGTTGTATTCGATGAAATACTGCCTGCGCTCCGACGGCAGGAGTAGGTCACGCGTCTTTGCCTGCTCGTGCCGTTTAACCCACGGCAACAGTGTGTAGATGACGAACTGGAGCGACTGATGCTCGATGTTGCTGAATGTCGCCCGCTCCAGCTCGTTCACCATGTGGGCCGGAATTTTGTAGATCCGGGCGATGTCGAGCGCGGAGAGGCGCAACGCGTCAATGAGCGCTGCGTCGACGTTCGTCATCGACAGCGGCTTGAACGTCATGCCCTCCTGCAACAACGCGACCTTCTTCGCGTTACCCGATCCACCGAATTTCGCGTTCCAACCGTCCGTGATTCGATCCACGCTGGCCTGATCCTTCAGCGGCGTAGCATCCTTCGGCCGCTCGATCACGCCCGACAGCGCCGTGCCGTTCATGAATGACTTCCCGGCGTACTGCTGGATCGCCTGTGCATGCCCGATTGCGTTCGCGTGAAGCAGAACCGGCGACAGCCCCGTATAGCCGTTGATCGACATCCAGCGCACGTGATGCACCAGCCGCTTCGGCATCGGATCGGATCCGTAGACCCGATAGACAGGCATGAGGTCCGAGCCCTTCATGACGGTCACTGCCTCATTGTCGAGCGGGTACAGCCCTTGAATCACGCCGTCCGGATCGCGATCGATGAAGCTGTAGCTGTTTCCGCGAAGGCCGGCAGCCACCTGGGACTGCTCCTGAAACTCAAACGGCGTCTGCCACGGGTTCGGCTCGTACTTCAGAATCGAATACAGCGGATGATCGACCGCCGGCTTCCTGTCGTCGCCGGATCGCTCATATAGCTCGATCGGCAACTGCGCGATGCTCTCCGCGAGCAGCGTGACGCAGTTCTGCAAGACGGTCAGCGACAGCGCGCTCGCAGGGGTAACCACCTGGCCGGCGTCGGATCGCGAGCTACCAAGCAGCGCCGATATCCACCCGCCAGCGCCCATCTGCGTCTGGCCACTGTTGGAGAGCAATTGCCTACTGAAAAACATAGGGTTACTCCTTCGGCTGACCGGCGCGCACGGCGCGAGCAGCCGCCAGATCCGCAAGGAACGCCCACACCAGCAGGAGCACACCGGCAACGATAAGCCCGATCGGCAGGCTGATCAGCACCACACCCGTCACCAGTAGCGCGAACCCGAGCAGGCCGGCCACCCAGGCCGCAATACCAATAGAATTCAAACACCCACCCCTTGATCGTAGATCGACTCGGAATCGACGCGGTCGGCCAGCATTGCCCGGCCCACGGCCATAATCAGAGCCACGGCGCCGTCGATTTTGTTGTCGTTGCCCTGCTTGATCGGACGCACCACGTCGTCGTTACCCGGCAAGTTCTTGCCGATGACGTTGCCGACACACCACGTCATGATCGGATTTCCGTCGTGATGGAACCGGCCCGACGTAATGGCCGCCTCCAGTTCCTTCATCGGGTCGGACATGTTCGTGTAGTTCTGCACGATCGTGACCGGCGTGAGGCCTTCGTCATCAAGCTGGTGCGACAGGTTCGTTGCGCCGTGCGGATCGAGCGGCGTGCATTGAACCGGACACCGCCGGTTTGCGTCCTTCGCTTCTTCCAGAATGTCGCGATAGTCGATCTCCGCGCCATCTGTTTCGAACAGAAAGCCTTGGTTGACCCACGCCTGATACCGCTCCGCCATGCGACGATTCTCGGTATTGCGCACCGTGTCCTCGGGCACCCAGAATCGCGGCGCAACGCAGAAGTAATGCCGCCGCCCGTCGATATCACGCCAGAAGAGGCGAGCCATGCTGTTCAAGTCGAGCTTGCGCGCCATGTCGAGCGCAAGCACGCAATCTTGTCCCTCGAATTGCTCGAGGGTCAGCGAGCGGTCTTCGCATGCTTTCCAGTCTTCCAGGTTGAAATAGCCGGCCTTGGCCGACGTCCAAACGTTCAAGTGCTTCGTCTTGAACGTGTTCGTGAACCGCGCCGACTTGATCGCGCGCTGCTGCTGGCTCTCCAGGTACTCCTGATAGACCGAAATTCCGATATTCGGATTGGCTTTCGCCAGCACGCGCGGATCGGTCCAGTCGTCTCCGTCGTCGATCGTCCAGATCCACCCGAAAAGCTCGTCGTCGGGAACGGTCCCTTCGAGCATTTCGATCACCTGTCGGCGCTTGTCGAAGCACGGCCCCTCGATGTTGGCGCCCGCCGTCGTGATGATGAACATCAGCGGCTGACGGCGCGCCCCCATCCCGGTCAGCATCGTTTCGTACAGTGCGGCGCTGTCGTGTTCGTGATATTCGTCGACGATCGCACACGATGGAGACGCACCGTCGCCCGGGTTGCCGATGATCGGTTCGAACCGACTGCCATCTGCCGGCTTGTTCATATTCGAGGCATTCACCTCTATTCCGGCAGACTCGATCAGCATCGGCGAGCGCTTGACCATCAACTGCGCTGGGCGAAAGACTTCCCATGCCTGCTTTTCAGACGTCGCGCCCGAATAGACCTCCGCGCCGAACTCCTCGTCGAGCACGAACATCCCGATGCCGACGCCTGCGGCAATCACCGATTTGCCGTTCTTTCTGGGAACCTCCCAGTAGCTTTCTCGGAACCGGCGCTTGCCGGTGCGCTTGCTGAGCCATCCAAAGGTCGCCATCAGGCCGAACTTCTGCCAAGGCTCCAGCGTTACCAGCTGTCCCTTGAACGCCCACTCGCCTTTTGTGTGCGGCAGCAGCTCAATGAGCGCGAGCTTTCGCTCTGCGGCCTCCGCATCGAACTTCCATCGGAAGTCCTTCTTTCGGCTCGCCGCAAGGTCGTCAAGGTGGCGCTTGCAAGCAAGTTGCACATAGCGGCAGGCGACCCGCTTGCCACGAACGACTTCCCGCGCGAACTTGAGCCCCTGCTCTACGCGCGGGAAATTCGTCGCCATGTCTTCCAATCATTTGCCGAGTAGCTTCGCGAAAGGGTTGTCCGGTGTCTTCGGCTTGGCGCCGACCAGGCGCTGCCTGCTCGCCGGGTCGAGCCCAAGCATTGCGCCGAAACTCGCCATTTGCGCCGCCGCCTCCTTCACAACGGTCGCGGCCGGGTTCTTCATCGGACTGCCTTGCGAGCTGTCGACGACTGGGCCGTTGCGAGTCAGATCGTCCTGCGCAGTGCGCCAGTTGCCATAGGCCGAACAGAAAATCTCGACAATGTGCAGGTCGGTCACCTGCAAGATTTTTTGCCCGCAAAGCAGCGGGACAACGCGCTCCCACATGTCGCGCGCCTCGCCGGCGATCCACTCCGGCGGCTCGATGTTGGTGACCAAACCGAAATCCGGCTCGTCCTTATTCAGCGCGCGTTTGCCGGGGTTTCCCGCGGCGATTTTCCGCGCCGTCGGCTTGGGTTTTCTGCCCCGCCCCGGCACTGACGCGATACCTCCCACTGGCCAACTCCTGAATTTTTAATTTCGCGGGCGTAAAAATTCGACGAAGCGGGCGGTCCCGAAGGCGACGCTTCCCAGACTTTTTCACCCCCCTCCCCGCCCGGCGCATCCGCCGGGCGGGTAACGGCCGAGCGCGACCGCCCCGCGTCAACGCAACCGCTCGCGAGCCGTCTTCGTCGCATGGCAATCACGACAGATCGCTTGCAGGTTCTCGTCGCGGTCGGTTCCGCCCCGGGCCTTTGAAATGATGTGGTCTACCGCGGTTGCCGCCGTCACGCGCCCGGCTTGCAGGCAAGGCTGGCAAAGGCCGCTGTCGCGACGCAGGATGCGCTGCCTTATCTTGTCCCACGCCGCTCCGTAGCCTCGCGCATGGCGATTGCCGCGCACCGCGTCGGACTTCCACTTCACCGCCTCATGAGCGTGCTTCTCGCAATACGACTTACCCTCCGTAACAAGCGAGGCGCAACCACGGTGCTTGCACGGCCTCAGAGTTCGAACAGGCATAGGCGGAAACAAAAAAGCCCGTCTGAGTTTCCTCGGCGGGCTTTGGTGTGAAATCTATATGACTTACATTTGCGGGTCATGCCCGAGAATTTTTGATGGCACGTTACCAAATGGCACCTCTCTCGGAACCCCGGGGGCACCGCTCTTGTCACTTGACTTATCTGTCTGACCATGCGGACTCGCCGGAGCTTGCGCGTGTCCCGCAGGACCAGCCCCGCTATCCTGACCCGCATCTGCGCTATGTTTGACGGGAACCATAGCCTGCTTCAGCGTTATAACCAACTTACTCCCGCGACTGGCATCAACAGTCTGCTCCATGCCCAACTGCGGACCAAGCTGGAATCCTTTTGAGAAGTCGACTGACAACTTCCCATCGCCCTTCTGATCTGTAGTCAGATCTAATTCCAAATTGATCGTGTCAACATACATCCCCAGCTGCATTTTGTGCGAGTCGAGCTTCTGTTTAAACACCGCCAATCCGTCACCCACGGAGGCCAGTGCCTGCTCCACAGTGATGTCACTTGGTTGGACGGGGGGCGGCGAGAACATCCCGCAACCGGCTAGAGGCAACACCCCAACCACCACACCAACACCCCATACTGATTTCATCGTCTGGTCTCCTTGTTATGCCCCCGCGGCAACGGGTGAACTTATTTATAGGAAACCAACAGAAAACTACACGAACTGAATTCTGGGTATCGGCACAAGACCCAGCTTGCTCCCGCATTCGATCTCACCTGCTGGGACTCACCGTGAAGTTCGACCGACCAGGCTCATAGGCATCAGGTTGCGGTCCAGACAGCATGCTCGACCTGCGCATCCGACCGACAAATTGCGAAAAAATAAAGCCCGCACAGCGAACTGGGCGGGCTTCGATTCGGGCGCACCTCGCGCCCGACGTCGTCAATATAGCGAACCGAGAAAGGGTTTACAAGTACTTTGTGTGTATCCGTCTGTATCAGGCCGAACAGACAGCACCAGATCGACTGACTCAGTTCGGCCAAAAAAGGCCGTTCCCTTGGACTGTTTCACGGACATTTGAGCGTCCGCTGCGGAGTGGAAAGGGGCCGGCTGACTGCCAATCTACCGGAAATCAGTGGATGGCCGACGTTTTGCTTGAAGAGTTACACCTGAAGCGTCACGCGTTATCAGCGCGATCCAATTCCTGTAAAAGATGATCGGGATTCTCGTTGTCAAGCTTCCAACCCGGACCAGACCGAGTCCGAGCGTCGTCCACAAATTTCTGCAACCTAAACACCTGCTCCGTTGAACGAATTCGCTCAATCTTCGCTGCTAACGCCGCCGCTTTCTGATCATCGCAATGGATTAGCGTCGTAAGCAATTCGTAGCTCTGGTCACTTTCATATTTCGCGCTTGCTGCCATCGATAGGAAATCGATGACCCGAGCCGGAGTATCGGCAAAAATTCTTGCGATATTTTCTACCAGACCTGTCAATACACGGTCCCACGTTGCAAAAATATATCCCGCATCAGTATCCTCCCGCAACAATGTACAGGCCTTTGCATCATGATCGATGATGACGGACAATTCGTTAGGCTTTTCGTCAGCGACCTTTCGACGAATCACGGGATCCATGCTTCGGTGATTCTCAACGCTGATATTGAAGCTTTCCAGAATAGATGCTATCTTATTTTCTGCGCTCGTTATATTGTTTTTATCAACTATTCCAAAATACCGTAAAAATTCATCAAGCGTTATTTCATCTTCCGTGCCACGCAGTGACTCGCCAATATGAGAGTAATGACTAAGGTATGCGTTCCCCGACGCTCTGAGAACCGATTTTGCCTCGTCCGGAAGTGCATTATATGTCTCTATGAAATCTAGCGCCTTTAAACCATGACTGGCCATCTCATTCACGTAGAATGTGGGCACCATAATTTTTAATTCGTGCTCTTTGCACAAATTAAGAAGTGACGTTGCGGCAACGCCGTATCTCGACCGCGCAGACCCAAACGCCAGACCGAACATCATCGGCATAGCGACGCTAGAGTCCAGAACCATCACGATTCTAGTTTTTCGCCCGAGAGCTCGATAGATGTCAAACGTATTTGCAGAAAATATATGTTCAACGGCCTTGCCATACTGCCTGATTCTCACAATGGCAGTCTTTGATAGATCCTCGTACAAATCGGCCCGGCGTCTCGAGAGATTTTTCTCGGCTATAAAATTCGTCAAGGTATCTTCGATTGCGCCATAGCCATTGAGTGCTCTTTCGCGAGCGACCAACTCCAATGAAAGGGAAATCAGCCTCCGCGCATCCTCTTTATTTAGGCCATATTTCCCTGAAATCAGATTAACATCCGACTCGGTGGAAATAAGATACTCATCTTCAGCTGCGCGCATGGCTTCTGTCTCGGCGCCGCTAAGCGAAAGATTATCTGACCTCCCTAAAACTCGACCGGCTGTTTTAAGGCGACCAATGGCCGATCGGACATCCCTGTCAATTTGCGGGCCGGGCAAGAGCCGCGCCACTTCGACAACAAGCCGCTCCTCTGGGCTGTTCGGGTTTTTCAAAAGCCATGCACGAACATTGCTCTCGATAATATTGGCTCTAAAATCATGTGATTCTTTTGAAAAGAGTAAAACAGTGCTAAGCGCAATATCCTTCGGTTCTGCGGAAAGGGTAGTATCAACACTCATTCCAAGCATTGAATACGCTTTCTGGATGCTACCGGGTTGCGCCAGAGCAGTTGAAATTCTATTCAAATCATGAATCGTTACTTCGACTTCACCTTTGTTCTTATGTGAATTCGCCAGAAAGGCCTGTTCGTCGGCATAATGGATCACTCTGTTTGTTATATAAATAAAGTGTCGCTTTCCCGCCAATCTGGTAGTTTCCGATTCTTCGTTAATCTTGACCGCCCAATCCTTTCGCACACTCAATTGAATTCGGAGATCCTTCCGGGAGCAAACCACGTCACGTCCACCATCCCCCGATCCGTCAACAATGCTCAATTCTTGGTAGCCTTGTTGTGCAAGATACATCAACGCGACATCGTAGAAGCGCTTTTCTTCTAGGTACTGGATGGCCTTCTTCAATGCTGCGAAGTACATGGAAACCCCTTCAGGTCGAGAAAACGATTCGTGAGTGACAGTGCGAAGCGTGAATCCGTCTACCGTGTGCGCCGTTCAACGCGAATCACAACAGGGCACATCGTAAACCGTAAAGTGCATGAGTGGTCAAGCTGCCCACCTAGTCCGATCGAGGGAAACGGCTCCTTGACCTCGAAACCGGCCGTTGCCACCATATTCAGCTGAGCGGCGGCTTCGGGTCGATCACGGCCCTTGATGAAGCGACGGCGAAGGAATCTCAGACCTGATCTGACGCTGATTGAGAGATCGGGGTCTTGACTTACGCACTTGACCTAGGTGATCTGCCAGCCCGCCCTCGCGCTGTCTGCCCAGCAGGATCGGCGTTGCTCCTCCGACGATCAAGCGCGAAATCATGTCAGAATCCACTCGAGACTCAGCAGCCATGCCTCCGCGGTGCGAATGTCTGCAAACCTGCACTCGGTTTCGCAATTTCTAAGCCGGCTGCGGCTCCTTCAACAGGCCACGCGCCATCAAGCGCGGATACAGCGCTTCCTTCGCGGCCTGATAGTTCGCATGCGCGCCCGACAGATCGAGTCCGCGCGGATCGCTCCAGACTTTTGAGCCGCAAGCATCGTTCATCGCTCCGATTCGCTTCACCTTCATATGACGCTGGATTGCTGCGCGCTCCTGCCACGTCAGAGCGTCAACGCATACGTCCACCTGTTCCGCCCGCTTCTTCGCCGCTTTCCGGTCCGCCTCTTCCGATCGCTCGTCGGCCGTCAGCGTGCGCTCGGACTCGGAGAATCCACGGCACGACGGATCGATGCGCCCATAGCCAAGGCTCGGGACATATCCTGCCTGCCAGTCGTACCATTCGCACAGCAGTTCTTCGATCTGGTTGCTTTCGTCGATCGTCATGTTGTTCCTGTTTTCGATTTGCTTGAAAGGCGGGTCGGTCGTTCGTCGTTACATGACGACAGTGAAATTGATGCCGTGGTGCGTGAGCCAATCTCCTATGGCGTGGCGCAGCGTCCGGTTGCGCGGCCATGGAAAGGCGATCTGCACGCCGTGCTCCGTCTCGGTGATCTCCCCCGAGAACGGGCATTCGTCGAACGCGATGAGATCCGCGCCGGTCACCGAGTCGCGATGACGGATCGCCGCGATGAGCAAAGGCTCAGGCACGTCTCCGTACAGGACGCATGCGGCTGCACTCATGCCTCACCCGCCTCCGGCTGCTTTTCGTGGTCGACGGTCACGGTGACGCCCGCCTCGTATTCCGCCCCGTAGCTACCCATTCGGCTCGAAAGCCGCACGTCGACGCTGACGCCGGGTCCCGACTGGTCCAACCACGCCGACTCGCATACGCGGCGAGCGAGAGCCCTTTTGATCGCCCCCGAGTCGAGTACCGCGCGATGCGTTGTCGTGTTCGTCCTGGTGACGCTGACCTTGATCTCGTTCATACCCGAATGCCTCCCAGTTCCTGCAAGAGTTGCTGCAGTTGGCGCGCCTTCATCACGGCCGCCTGCGTCTCCGCCCCTTGCTCCGCGATGACGAGTGCCGCCGTCTCGATGTCGGACGCGAGCGTTTCAGCATCGTCCCGCAGCCGGCGCAGACGGCCGGCAATCCCGTCCAGTACGTCAATCGGCGATGCCGGTGCAGCCGGGTTCGATTCGGTTTTCAGGTTCGGCACTTCAATCTCTCCTGTCACTTCGGTTTTCACTGCGTCCTCGCGGACCTCTACCCGCTGGAAGAAACCGCGCTGCGGCTCTCGAATCAGCCCAGAATCCTTCAGGGCGCTCAAGCATCCCTGCATCACCCGGTGGTCGATGTGGCTCTTGGTGATCTTCGTCAGGTGCGACATCATCTGGTGGATCGACCACGCGTCGCGGATCGGCACCGCCTCGAACACCTTTTTCGCGATCGTCGCCTGACCTTCCAAGCGCTTTCTCTGTGCCGTCGGCGTCATTGCGTATCCCTCACGTCCAGTACCAGTGCGTCGCTCGCGAGAAACTGCCCCAGCGCCCGCGACTTCTTGTTGTCGATCCAGTACGCCTTCGTTCGCAAGACGCCCGGCCGCACCCATCGGGGATCGTTCGGCGCGATGTGTGTCCGGTGCCGCTCCGGGATGAACGCATCGACCTCGACGACCGCGAGCAACTGGCGCTTCACGGTCGGAATCCGCGCGATTCGATACACCGTCGTTACCAGCGGCCGGTGCATCTCGGAACTGATCGCCGGCCCCATGCCGTGCTTTCGCTTGAAGCTGTGCCGGCCCGCTGGCAGCTGCACGGTAAGAATCACTGGCAATTTCCCTCTCCCATCTTTCGGGCACGCACCGGCGCCCATTCCTCATATGCCCGATCCCACACGTCGAACTTGACCTGCTTCGGCGTGCCGACGCGGTTCTGATCGATCCACGCGTGACAAGGGCCGCAACCGGGAACCGTAAATTCGTTTTTCGCCTTCATCGCCCCGGCCTTCCCGTGGCGCGACTGGTTCGAATGACACGGCACCACGGTTTCATCGATCGGGTTCCGCCGACACAGGCCCGGTACGCGCAGGTAGCATGGCTCGCCTCGGCATGCCGCCAGATACTTCGAGCCTTCGGCGACGGTCGGCTTCTTCAGACGTGTCCTTATCGCGATCTTTCGCGGGGCTTGCTCGGGAAGCGGTGAGCTTTTCCGGGACCACGATCCACGCGACATCGGTTTCTGGCGCGGCTTGAACGCGGATCGCTTCATGCTGCCGCTACCCCGAACATCGCCACCGCTGCAATGTCTCGCCTAGCCACCTGCGTGCGCCTCTGCGCGTTCGCACGACGCCGTGCCATCACACGCACGTACTCGTCGGGCCGGTTCTTCTTCAGGTCCGCCATGCGCTCCCGCCACTTCTGCCCCGGCGTGCGGACCGCCGGCCGGCGCGCATCCTCGCGCTTGCCAACTGCGTAGACCCGGCACGGGTAGCCGCTGACGCTGAATCGCTCCCATCGCTCGATGTAAACCTTCCCCTCGGCGTGCAGCAGCTTGAGGTGCTTCATCACCGTGCGGCGCGAGATTCCGGTTTTCGCCGACAACTCGACTGACTCCATCGGCCCCTGAGCCAGTACACGCAAGATTGCTGCCGCATTCGGGTGCCCCGCACACGCATTGCGATTGGGCCGCTCGCCCAGACCGATTTGCAGGCCATGCGCCAGGACCGCTTCCACACTTCTGCCGTTGAACAGGTCCAGGTACAGCTTCATCGGGCCGTCGGCCGTCCAGACTCGGACCAAATCCGCTTCTTCCTGCTCACTCCATTTCCGCCACGGGCGTTTGCTCACGCTGCCTCCTTGAATACGTCGCCCGCGTCGATTCGACGGTGAACCTCTCCGAGCGCTTTCAGAATCGCTGCCTTCGAAACCGTCGCCATCTGCGCATCGTGCGTTTCGAGCGCGATTCGTACGTCGATCAGCGCGTCTCCGTCGAAACCCCACTTCCCGGTACGCCGTGCCCGATCCCTCGACCGAACTGCGCCGGCCAGTGCACTCTTGATGATCCCGATGCCGTCGAAGCCCGGCCCCGTCTCTGCGATGACCAGCGCCAGATTCAGCGCGCACGTAACCGTCGACCAGTGTTCTTCCGTGCCGCGACCGTTCGTCATTTCGTTCAGCGCCATGTAGTAGGCGATCCCGAGATCCGTCTTTTGACCACGATCCATCGGTGTACGCCGCTCCAGCACATCGAGGCCGGCCGTGCGGCGCACTACGCGCGGTCGATATGCCTTGCGCGGTTTCTTGTTGGCTGCCATCAGAATTCCTCCGTTTGCCAGCCGCCTCCGGTCTTTGACGGCCCCGCTTTCACTGCAATGAACCGCACCGGGTATTGATCCGCAGCGACCTTGACCTTCACTCGCGCGTCGTCCTGCCAGTGCCCCTTGACTTCGTGAGCTTCGAGCTGGCCGTTCGCGAGCATCACGGCAAAATCGGGCGTGTAGAACGTGTTGTCCGCCAGGCGGAACTTGATGCCCTCGAAGCGATACCAAACGATTTCGCCCGCTTGCTTGCGCGCTTCCAGGTGATCCGCGTACCGCTGCTCGGTCTTGTTCATCTCGCCGACCTTCAGCCGCCCAAGCGCTTGCATGCGCGTCTTGGCGTCGGATTGGCGGTACGTCGGTGTCAGCACGGGCGGCGCATCGATCCCGTCGCCGATGTCGTCGAAGCCCGCATCAACCTGCGGTCGGTTACCCGTGGCATCGAAAACCGCCTTCTGCGCCGCCGTCATCTTCGGCCGCGAGTCGTCACGCACGCGCGCCGTGCCGACCTTCGTCGTGCCCGCGTCAACGCGCATCGGCCATGTGGTTCGTTTCGTCATGCCTTCCTGTCGCTATCCACGTAATTCCTCAACTCACGGCGTGCCGTCTCGGCCGCCGCATCCCCAAATCGCTCGCGCACCGACGAGATGAGCGCGTGAGCCTTGGTGTTCCTGCCGGCCCGAGCGTCCCGCACCGCAGCCATGAACCGCTCGCGGCACTCGCTGGCCGTCATGCCGCCGCCTGTTGCACGCCCTGGTCGCGCGGAATGTCGTTGAAGAACGCATACAGGGCGTCGTAGCGCTCTTCGCTTTCTCGACTCACCGTGCGGAGCATGTCTTCCATCCATTCGCCCGGCCCGGCCGCCTTGAACACGCGCGCCTTGAACTGCTCGAACACCTGATTCGGCTTTTCGTCGATACCGAGCTGCTTGCCTCGCTCGCGAATGCCCGGCGCCGTCTTCCACCAATCCGGCGCGACCGTAGTGCCGGCGCCCGACGATGTCGCGGCCACGTCGCCTTTCAGCGGGAACAGGCCCGTCCAGCCACGCAGTACCGCCTCTTCGATGCACGCCTTCGGGTCTTGCCCCAGCGAACGCAGCTTCGTCAGCTTCCGGATCGATACGGTTGCGGCCGGGCGTGTCCAGGGCGCGTCTTTGTGCTTTGCCTCCCGGTGTTCGCACCACATGTCCCAATCCTCGAACGCCAGCCAGTCGGGCAGTTCGGTCGAACGCAGCTCGGCATGCAACGCAACCCGCGGCGCACGCCGTGCGCCTTGGTGGTTCTCTGATGGTTCCTGTGGTGGTTCATGGTGAATCGGGTGCAACCCATTGCACCCTTTTGCGAAACCCATTGCACCCTTTCTGTCGTCCGTTGCACCCTTTTTGCTGTTCGTTGCACCCTTTCCTATGGGTGCATCCGTTGCACCCTTTGAGCCAACGGAAATGGGTGCAAGCTCTGCACCGTTTATCCATTCGGGATTGATGCGGTATTCACACGTACGACCACGGCCGCCGCCTGCGTTGGCGACCAGGATCAACCAGCCGCGCTCGACCATGCTCTTGATTTGGTACTGAACGGCGCGCGCCGAGCGACGCGTCTTCTCAGCCATCGTTTCGATGCTCGGGAAAATGTGCTCCCCGTTGTCGTCGCAGTAGTCGGCCAGCTTCAGGGCGAGCAACAGTTCATGGTCCTCGCCCGGATACCGGTCCCACACCATCGTTTGAACCTTGATGCTCATGCAGCCTCGTCGAACGACATTTGACGGGAGTCCGCAGCCTCGGCGGTCGGCGCGTCGCCATCGAGATTGAGAACCCACCGGAGCGCGTCAGCACGCTCGCCCGTCGCCTTCTCCAGCTCGGCCGCGATCTGCTTGCGAGTGCGCATGCGCGGGGCTGCGTCGCCCGTCAGCGCGGCTTTCTGTGCCCGGGCCTTCTCGTGACCTTCCTTGCCTTCTGCCGCGGCGATGACCGCCTGGACCTTCTCGCGCTGTTTCTCCGGCGGCAGCTTCGCCAGCTTCAGCGCGTGTGACACCGTTATCTGGTCACGTTCGAGCGCATCACGAACGGCCGCAGTGCAGTCGAGCAGCTTCAGTGACTGCTGCACCGTCGGCACTTCGACGCCGAACATGACGGCGACCGTTTCCTCCGTGTGGCCGGCGTCGAGCATGCGGGCCATCTTTTCCGCGCGGTTGATCGGCGAGTCTTCCTTGCGGATCTCGTTCGTGCTAACCATCACGGCCGAGTACGTCTTGCCGCCGTCGTTGATCGTTCGCTGGGGAATTGCGGGGATCGTGATCGGCTCTTCACCTGCGGCGACCAGTTGTCGGTTCAGCTCGCGCGCATTGATCACGCGCGTCCGGCCGTCGATGATGAGGTTCTTGCCCGTCTCGGGATCCTTGTAGAACAGCACCGGTTTACGCACGCCGATCGCGCGGTAGTTCTGCACTGTCTTGGGATTCGGCTCTTGATGCACGCGCCGGTCGTACAGCGGGTGCGACGGGTCCATGACCAATTCCAGATCGTTCGGGTCCATCGCCAGCGCAGTTACCTTGCTCTGCGCGCCGTATGCTTCAACGGAGCTTTTTGCCACGTTTTCCTCCTGGAGAAAATTCAGGCCGCCAGCACGTCGGGCGGCGGATTGCGATCCGCGAAATCGGAATCGCCAGGTGATCGGGTCGAACCGTCCGCACGGTGCCAGCAGTACAGCGAGCCGCGCCGATGCCAGAACCAATAGCCAGCGCATGTGCACGCCATCAGGCGGGTATTGCGCTTCTGCATCCACGGGTCGATTCGAAAATCGCGCCGGCCGCAGACGTTGCATTGCGGCTGCCGTACGTACTCGTCGGGACGCTTCTTCAGCACCCGGCGCGTTTCGCAGTGCCGGCAGCGGCAATGGAAGCGAGCCATTTCAGTGACCGCACGGCACCGAGCCGTCGAGGGATTCAACCGCACCGCACGACAAACACCTGCGCGGATACGTCGGGTGTTGGTTGGGGTCGCGCACAATGCGCTGGACTTCGCTGGACAGGGCCGTTTTCCGCTGCTGCATTTCGGCCGATTGGTTGATCTGCTTGGCTTCCATAAATTTCAACTTTTTAGGATTACTAAACCCAGACAGAAGCGCTCTCGGTCGAAAACGCTTTTGCCGAGGCCCGTCGCTTACATCACCAGCGGCCGCCGCACTCCCCGAAACCCTCCCGTGCGCAGTGGCAGTTCACGCCCACCTTGCTCATCGTCGACAACCCGTCCAGGTACTCGCGCGAGACGACGCGCAGTTCGAGAGCATTCAGCCCCGCGTCGATTTTGTTGATCGGAACGCCGAGGTTCCCCGACAGAAACCGGCTCACCTGTGAATCGTCCCAGCCGAGCGCGTCCGCAACCGGCCCGCGGCTGCGCGGATCGCTCAGCGCTTCCCGAAATGCCCGCTCAATGCTCGGCTTCCGGATGACCTCAATCGTGCTCATAGCAACTCAACTCCGTTCAAAACTGATTGAATGACCTTGAAGGTCGAAATTTCTAAACTACGTACATCAGAACTAGACGTGAACCACCGCTATGCGAGAATCGAAGCCTCTGACCTCTTCAACAACCACACAACGGGGTTCACACGACCATGAATCTGATTCCCGAAAGCGGTGCCTTGGCAGACCTGAGCGCGAAGCTCGACACGTTGGAAATCGCATTGCTCACTGCGCTCAGCCTGCAAACCAAGCCTCAAGCGGAGGCGTTTTTGAAAGCATTCGAACAAAACATTCAGGCTCGGGAATCGATCAACCGAAACGCGGAAGATCCGCTAACTTGGAAGGAACGCCTTTCCCCCCATGCGAGGCGCCTGATTCAAGCGATGAAACGTCGATGACTCCTTGGCCGCGATCCACTCCCCAATCGAGGTGAAGCGCCGGCCGGATCAGCCAGAGGACCAAACGTGCGTACAGGCGCTTCATGCGGTCTCCTTTTGTTGGGCGAGCATCGCGTCACGCAGCAAGACATAGGTCCGCAAGCTCACCGACGTTACTTCGCCTCGAGCGATCCGTTGAACGGTCTTTGAGCTGAGCCCAGTATCTGCAGCGATGCGGGCCCACTTCCCGCGCTTCTCGCAAAGCCACGACCGGATGAAGGTGAGTTCGTTCATGGCCCAATAATAGACTTATTTGTCCCAACAAACAAGACACATAAGTCCCGAACAACTCACTACTCTCTGGGACATGAGTGACCTACGCGAAAATTTGAGAATCGCCGTCGATGAACTTATCGGGGACGGAAGAAAATTCGCCAGCGGGCGCGAACTCGCGCAGCGGGCGCACACCCTCGGCTTGGTTGAGAGTGCGGAGAGTTTTGCCCGGACAGTGAATCGCGTTCGCTCGGGCGACAAAGACGTCCAGCTTTCCACGGTCGACATCATCGCCAAAACTGTCGGGAAAAGCGCTGTCGCCCTTATCGGGCACGGCACGGCAGATACAGCGTTGAGCCAGCAGCCCCCCATACCCCGATCATGGGAAAACTTGAGCCCTGACGCGCTAGCCCTAGTCGACGTGATTGTGAATGCGGATGCGGCTGGACTGTCGTCCGAGGTGTTCAGGTCAATCAAGTCCCTGCTTGCAACGATCGCGTTCTCGGATCCAGCTAGGTGTGACGGGGATCGCCCCCACCTGCAACCATAGCCCGGCTAATGCCGTCCAGCTCGACGGCTCGAATCGGCTCAAGCCCCGAATCGTAGGCAAGCGCGCTATTGCCGGCGACCAGCCTTTTTCTATTTTTCGTGAGCGTCACCCCAGGCTCACCCAGCAGGGTGACGACCCATTCTGTCTGCGAATGGGCCGCTTTGATCAACACAATCCTGCCAATTAGCGCCGGATTCCATGCTTTCACCACCCGCGCCAAATCCCCAGGCCTGCACCGCAACCCACCGACACTCCTCTCTCGATTCACCCTAGCCCCCGCTTACCTACTTAGAACACTGTATGCATGTACAGTAGTTTGCCAAGGAAACGGGGAGCTTTCAACAACGGACACCGTGCAACTGCAGGGGCCTTGACCCGCGCGTCCGTTTGTAGCAATCTTATCCCGCCTTATCGTTTTTCGATAAACCATACTAAGATTGCTCAATATGGACCCTAGACTGAACCCCTATGCTCCGGGGGCAGGGACGCCCCCGCCTGAATTTGCCGGACGAGATGACATTATCGAGCGAGCATCAATCGCGCTTGACCGGCTCAAGAATGGTCGAGCCGCACGGAGCGTGGTGCTCTATGGGCTTCGAGGGGTAGGGAAAACTGTTCTCCTGAAGCGCATCCGAGACGACGCCGAGGCGAATGGAGTGTTCACCGTAGCGATCGAGACACCTGAAGAGCGCTCCCTTCCTTCGATTTTAGGTCCAGCACTCCGTGGAACCTTGATCAAACTGGATCGAAAGCATGCTGTCAAAAGCTTCGCGAACAATGCGGTAGAGCGGGCCAGAAGAGTTCTGGCCAGCTTCGCAAAGGCCGCGAAGGTAAAATATCAAGACGTAGAGTTCCAAATTGATGTCGATACTGAGCCGGGGAGCGCGGATAGTGGCGATCTCGAACTTGATCTCATCGATCTGATAACCGCAGTTGGTCAAGCGGCTCAACAGCGAGGTACTGTGGTTGCCCTCTTCATTGATGAGCTTCAATATGTCGAGGAAAGCGAACTCTCTGCGCTGATTACTGCACTGCATCGCGCGAATCAAGATGGGCTACCGGTGACGATGGTTGCGGCCGGATTGCCTCAATTGCTTGGTCAAACTGGACGCGCAAAATCATACGCTGAGCGCTTGTTCGAATTCGTGTCGATTGGTGCACTGGACGCCACGGAAGCCGAGCGAGCGCTTTGCGTCCCGGCAGATGCGGAAGGAGTTAAGTTCGATCGCGCTGCGATTGAGGAAATTCTTTTGCGCAGCGAGGGGTATCCGTACTTCATCCAGGAGTGGGGAAAGCACTCTTGGGACGCAGCGACATATTCACCGATTTCTCTCCAAGACGCGCAGCATGCGACCCAGGTAGCACTCGCACAGCTGGATTCAAGTTTTTTTAGAGTACGATTCGACCGACTCACGCCGGCCGAAAAACGTTATATGCGAGCTATGGCGGAATTGGGAGCAGGCCCGCACCGTTCAGGAGACATTGCCGCAAAGTTGAAAAGAAAGGTCGATTCAGTAGCACCGACTCGAAGCAACCTGATAAAAAAAGGGATGGTTTTCAGCCCGAATCACGGTGATACCGCATTCACGGTCCCGATGTTTGATGGATTTATGAAGCGCATCATGCCAGAGTGGAGCCGTGATTGACTCCAAACTAGCCCCGCCCTGAGCGGGGCTTTTCATTTTGCGAAAATAAGTTCCCCGGCAAAAGGATCAAGCGTCAGGGCTTGGAGCCAGTGGGAAACGGCCAAGCATTAGCGGGATTCAACGGTGTTTTTACGCTCGACGATGGCGCGATTGACGCAGTTGAAGCATCCTCCTTAGTCACCTCACGCTCCTTGACTTGCTTGGCTGCAACCGCTCCCGGCACCTTCTTGGCACGCTGCTTGGGAACATCCAATACAACAGACTGAGCGATCAGGTGCACAACATCCTCATTTGCCCCTTGGACAAACTCGGCGATCTGCACCCAAGGAACCTTGCCCTGATTCATCAGCGACTGACCGCCGTAGTCAAGAATGCTCAGTCGGAAAGCGTGCGCTTCGCTCTGAACAAGAGCTAAAGCCTTTTCCGATGAAGCCAAACGGCGAAGAGCGATAATTCGAATCGATTCCCCCATCAACCAAGGGCCAAGCCATTCCCGTTTACCCTCGGCGATACGATTTTTTGCGTAGGCGATCAGTTCCGTGATGCGGACTACTGTCGGCGCCAACATTCCATCGTTCTCAAATTCGAGAGCAAAATGAACGGACTTCACCTGAGCCGCGAGCAATTCCAGCTGATCGCGTTCAAGCTTATTGACAATGTTCCCGACGATGCTCTGAACTGCTCCATCTAGTTTTTTTGCAACGTCGTCGACTGCACTAGCGAGCTTTGCATTCGCTTCGCTCGACGCGGCCGCCGCCGCAACGGTCACCTCGTGACTGCGTGCGTCGCCCTCGCGCAGGTAGGAGAGGAAATCTCCCGCGAGCGTCAACCCCTTATCCAGCAACCCCGCATACCAGACCATACATTCCCCGTTGATGTAATAGCGGCAGGCCGACGGTGTTGACCCGCACGCTCTATCAGTTATCGGCAGTTCGCCTCCGAATTTTATAGGAGCGCCGCCGAATGTAGGGCCCTTAATCGCGTCTCATGAGAACAACATGACCTCGTGCCGCGAGATAGCCCAGAAATTCCCGATCAGATAGCTTTTCGTGTCCCGGCACTCGAACTACTCCTTCAGGATCCTTGCCCGCCACGCCAGCAGCTCGATCTCCTCGTCTTCAAAACAGTCCTGGGCCTCCGAGAGCCAGTCAGCAAACACCGCGCACGCAGCATCAGCCCCTGACGGAGCCCTGTCCTCTACATTCAACCGCTCAAAGAGCACGACCCTGCCTTTGACGTTTTATCGCCCGGTATAATTTCAATTATTACAATTTCAAACACCTGTACTCAAATCCGGGGACGCATATGAAAGGTAAGCAAATCCGTGTTGCCGCAACCAGTTTCTTAGTTGTGGCAATTGTCACTGCGGCGCTTGGTGTCTACACGATGCACGTTAGGGAAGTCCAAAGAGAGCAGATATCCCGCGATGCGGAATATGTATCTCGCACCGTTGAGAGGGTGCTGAAGATGGATAGAACGCGCAACGAAGAAGACATCAACAATTCCGAGGGAAAGTACTCGCCGCGGACTCCGCCTCGAGGACTAGCGGCACTCGTTGAAAGCGATCAGTTGAACGATCTGTTCCTTGCATACGCCGCGGACGGCCTGCGAACCATCCAACTCATTAACAAAAAGAATGATATTGAGTTGAGATTGCGCGCGGCAGCCACATCGAACATTTCCGATCCGAAGGCCGAAAGCCGCTGGAATCGACACGCCGAGCTGCGCAGCCTCAACGATGAACTCAGGCCGGTCAGCCGTGATCTGGTTCAGGCACTCCTCAACGTACAGAAATTCGGGGAACAGATTCACGCTCGGATTGGTGACATCAGGGTTCCAACATCCGAGATACGAATGGGACTCCGTCGGTATGCCTCCCTTCCATCATCGAGCGGACAGTAGCGACCTCCACGGGCACGTGCCGTGCCCCCTGCGATCAAGCAATCTCGACGCATTACTGTTCACGCGTCATCCACGAAGCCCGCGCTCTACGGGCTTATTTGCGCAACGTCCAGCACATTCCCGGGCCTGACAGCAAGTAAGACTCATAAGTCTCATATACAGGACATAAAAGTCTTGACAACGGGTCTTATATGTCCCAAGATTTATCCCAACGCAACATTGAACGCTGCGCCACCGCCCTAAGCGGATCGCTCTCTAACAATCGAAGGTAAGCCGAGCTTGCGTAAGCAGGCGACAGGCCGGCGCGATCTGCGTCGTGAGTCAGGACGGACCTAGCGGAAAGCCGCAGTGCGCCGAGCGAGCCTGATGCAAGACAGCCAGCAACACGTGCCCGATGGCGTCGTAATCGGCACAAATCTCGCGCGACCCGGAGCCGGCACGGCCGGGAGTAGTCGGGCGCGCGAGTAATGCAACAACGTTCAGTGAGGGCGCCTCAAGCCGGCGCGGCGGCTCTAAATAGCCCGTAAATGCATACGGTCTCCGTTGGTGGAATGGAGGCGCCCTCCCTGAGTGCTGTTCTGCGAGTGCCCTGATCGAATCGCATTGACCTTCAGTGCCATTCCGTCAGCGCAGTCAGGCCGCCAGAAATCTAGCCGGCCTCAATTCATTTCGGATACCAAATCATGACCACACTACTTATCGGCGTTGGTCTTGGCGCATTCGCCGCCGCTCTACTGCTCGTCGCTGCGTTCGATCTCGGTCAGCGCGCAGGCAGAAAGCGCAAACATTGACCAACGCAACACGAAGGGGAAAGACGATGAACGCACGCCAACGCCGCAAGGCATACCGCGCCATGCCGCAGGATGGACAGCGCGTCACCTGGGCCACGCAGTCAGGTCGAATCAAAGCGGCCACCGTCGAGAGCCGCAAAGAATGGTTTCACGGCCAGTGGAACGAGGAACGGCTCAACGTGCCGTGCGTGCATCGCGTTCGAGTTCGATTTGATACCGGCGGCCACGCTCACCCACTCGTTTCCCGGCTGCGAGCCGCCTGATCAACCCCGCCCGCTACAGGAGAACGACGTGAACAAACGCGTGCGCATTGAAGTGAGCGACGAGCCGGGCAAATGGGAAGTACGCGAAGCATGCGAATCCGTATGGATTCTTGCCCGCAACCATTTGCAGGGCTCCATCTACGTGCTGCTTTTCCGCATGTTTGGCAACGCTTCTATGCATCCGAAGATCGACGCCCGCACGAAACAAGGACGGGAATACAACGAAGCGCGTGAAGCGTTGATGGCTGCTGCGCAGCGGTTCGACGCCGCGATGCGTGCGTATCGCCAGTTCGACTGACCAACCGCTACAGGAGAACGACATGTCCCACATCACCGCACTCAGCGCTCGGCCGGACTACGCCGGCCGCAGCCGGGAAGCGCTTGGCGCGATGTTCGATCACATGGTCGACAACCTGCAAGAGCAATGGCGCGCAGACGCGAAAGAGCGCAGTGACACGTCGGCGCTGAAGCGCATGCCCGAACCGATGCTCGGCGAAATGGGCACCGACTGACCGACCGGGGAATGACGATGAAACTCGTAATGACGTTCGGAGCAGTCTACAAACTCACAAACGCTGAATATCGCGAAATGCTCGAATTTGTGAAGGCTCAAGGATGCCTGCCGGAGCTTCCGCGAAAACGACTCGTCGGCGTGGATTGTATTCAAGTCACCGACATGACCGCCGAAGAAGCCGACGAGCTGCTGGACGAGCTGAAGGGCTGACCAACCGCGCCCGCCATGCGGGCAATCATCAAGGAATTCACGATGACCACCGCCACCAAGGAACAAATTTACGACGAGCAGATTTCGCCGCTCATGGCGCAAATCATCGCAGTCTGCAAGGAACACAAGATCCCGGTCGTCGCGTCGTTCTTCACGCCAGGCGAAGACGATCCCGAGCTCGCGGTCACGACCGCACTGCTCGGCAACGGCTACGAGGCGCCGGCGAACTTCACCAACGCACTGCGCGCACTTCGCCCCGAACTGTTCACCGGAACTCCGCTGATGCTGCGCACCGATCACAGCAACGGCAGCACGACGATGACCGCCATCCTCTAACAGGTCGAAATAACGGGCGGCCCCGCAACACCGTCGCCCGGTTCTCTACGCGTTAGGCGCGTACTGACGAGACCAAAAAACTATCAAGAGGGACCAATGAACAGCCTTCAGCCTGCATTTCCGCAAAACAAACGATCGCTTGTTACGCGAGCACCGAGCGATAACGCCCTGCTCGCATCATGCGACCAGGTGCACGGGTACGTCGCGAAGGGAAGTGCAGTCGCGGCCACGTGCGGCGTCGCTATCGGCTGCGTCTGGTTCCTCTGTGTTGCGTACCGTGCGGGGGTGCTCACGTGATTGTTCTGAAAATATGGGCCGGCGCATTCCTCGCATTGGTCCTATTCCTCTGCTTGCAGTTACTCCTTCAAGAGCGTGCAGATCACTTAGAGCGCCCTCGGGTCGTTCAACGAGCGCGGCTAACGACGCCTCCTCTCTCTGCCTACCAACGATTCTTCGTGCGCAGTAAACGCAGCGCTCGTTCCTTTACAGGTCGCGCCACCTCACTTAATCGATGGGAAGATCTATTTGACGAGCGTATGTCGTGAAGGCTTCGGCGAATGAATGTGCACGAACGTCTGAGCCAAGATCATTCAAGCTATATCTTTCCCCGAGAGGATCGCTCATGGCAATTCCGTTTATGTGATGATCATGTATGGCAGACAATGCCGCTAAGTGCGCCGCATAATTTCGTACGGCGCCATTTTTAATATTCTTAGCCTGCAGATCACCAAACCACTTTGGCGCATCTAAAAATGCTTGTCGGCTACCCTGAAGCATTCCTACAAATATATCCGGCCGCTTTATTTTAAGAGTTACGAGATACGCCAACAGTCTCTCCGCACCCTTAAGGCGAGCATATGCGTAAAGCGCACATGCTCGCTCGACATCTCGCAAAGTAAGCTCAGCAAGACTTTGCCAAAGAGAAAGATATTCCGAAAAAGCGTAGACCGAAGAATTTTTGTCCGAGCATCCGAATCTATCAAGAACGATGCCAATATATCCGCGATCGATCTTAGACTGCAGCGCAAAGAAGAAATGCACGAATTTCGAAAGATACGCAGCACCGTCTGTTGTTTGCCCGTAGACCCCGGCAATAGCCCGATTTAGCTGCTCTCGATGGATTAACAATACGAACACAACGTTCGGCGTTTCGAAGAAATGTTTTATCCGCTCGATCAACCGAACGGCGAAATCTGGTCGGCATCGATCTAGCTCATCGACGAACACAACGACCGGTTTATCCTCCGTTGCGGCCATTTGTGCTAAAGCAGCCCTAAACGATGCAAGCGATTCTTGCTCTTTCTTGTAATTCTCAAGCTTTCGTTCGACCCAATGCTGAACAAACTCCTCCGACTTGCTCTCGGCTTTCTTGACAGCTTCTTCGAACTCCGCAGGAAGATCAATGTTACCCAGTACAAACTTAGATCCCGCGCTAACAACCGCCTTTGCAGTCACTGGCAAGCATGCAACGGCTACCGCGGCGGCCTTCTTAAGAAGTCTTTTCTTTTGGCCGTGCGTACTGTCAAGTAAAGCCGAAAGTTCGGCAGCGATCAATAAAAACGGGTCCTCGGTGTAGTCTTGTTCAAACGCATTGATAAAAGCAACTTTGTGTCCGTCTTCTGTGAGCTTCGCGGCCCAATTTCGGCCAAACCATGTTTTACCACCGCCCCATTGAGAGTCAATTGCAATAACAGCTCCGTTACCAAGCCGAAGAATGAAGTCGGACAACTGCGTCGCAAGCACTCCACGACCTAGCTGATCACCCGAAAATGGAGTTGACACGTCCTCCGAGGCATGCGGAAGTGTAAGTGCACTCGAATTTGCCTTTGCAGACACTGACGAATTCATGCAGTCCCCATATGTGTTACGTGAAATGTTAGAGCGCCATCCACTCCGGCGTGCGCAACCCGCGATTCTTCATGTCATTCTCGATCGCTTTCTTCTGCCGCATGATCGCAACGGAGATTCTTTGAAATGGCTCAGCATCTTCCTGCCAATCCAATGGGCCTGCATGAGATTTTCGTGCAGCCATCCATTCCCACAGTTCACCAAGCAAATCCGACACTTTGGCCGCTCGCGCCATATTTTCCGGGCTCAGGCGATGCGTGGGCAGATCAGCGAGACCGCGGCGAATATGTTCGAACGCTGCATCGTCAAAGATGGGGCGAATGTCAGGACGATTCTTCATCTGCGACCGCAGATTCTGGACGAACTGAAACCCTTGCTGTGCAAGTAGTTGAAGTCGCTGGAGGTCGCTATCGGCAGCGTCACGAGCATCGTCACGGCGCGCTCTCGCGGGCAGCCATATGGCAATCAATATAGCGACAACTGAGCCGACGGCTTGTACCCATGCCGCCCATTCGCTCGAAGTTAAGTTCTTCCAGTCGATCAGTACACATCCGGTGTATCCGAGTATTCCGATTGCGATCACTGCCACAAACCGACTTACGACGCTTTCCATCTCGCCCCCGCGCGTTTTGGTGCAAATCGTAGCACGACCCTACCCCCAAACCGCGCACTTACCGTTGCGTCGGATGCGCGGTTTCTTCTTGCGGGCGGCCTGTTTGGCGCCCTCCTTTTTCTAATTCCGGCCTTAACGGCAGGTGCTCGGCTCGCACGTCACGACGTCGCGATCGCCGAGCATCCGCCATTGAGGCTTTATCTGTAGAGGACGCGATGAAAGCAATCGACCTGTTCGCCGGTGCCGGCGGGTTTTCGACTGGTGCGGTCATGGCAGGCGTGGACGTGGTATGGGCGGCTAACCACTGGCCCGCAGCCGTCGAGATCCATGCCGCAAATCACCCGGGTGCAACGCACGTATGCCAAGACCTGCATCAGGCGGATTGGGCGACAGCGCCATCGCACGACATCCTGCTCGCGGCGCCATGCTGCCAAGGGCACAGCCGTGCACGCGGCAAGACCGCGAACAATCCGCAGCACGACGCAAGTCGTTCGACCGCATGGGCCGTCGTGTCTGCACTCGAATACCACCGGCCACCGGTAGGACTCGTCGAGAACGTGGTCGAGTTCGCCCACTGGCAGCTTTATCCGGCATGGCTTGCCGCAGTGCAGGCGCTTGGCTACCAGGTCGCCCCGCACATCGTCGACGCCGCCGACCATGGCGTGCCGCAGCATCGCGTGCGCCTACTTCTCGTACTGACCCGCAGCGCGCGGCCGCTGATGCTGCAATTGCCAGCGCGTAAGCACATGCCGGCGGCGCAAATCATCGACTTCAACGCGGGCAACTGGTCTCCGATCGAAAAACCAGGCCGTTCGCTCGCCACCCTGCGCCGCATCGAGAACGGTCGCCGTGCCCACGGTGATCGATTCGTCGCGCCGTACTACGGAAGCGGCTCGGGAGAAACCGGTCGCAGTCTCGCGCGCCCACTCGGCACGATCACCACCCGTGACCGCTGGGCTGTGATCGACGGCGATCGCATGCGCATGCTCACGAAATGGGAATGTCGCGACGCGATGTCGTTCCCGCGCACTTACATCCTGCCGCAGCAACATCGGCTCGCCGTGCACATGCTCGGAAACGCCGTGCCGCCTGTCGTCGCATGCGATGTGATCACCGCCATCAAGGCCGCGGCCTGACCTACTGAGAGATCACCATGAACGACCAACCACAGAGCCGCGCTGATGCGCTGACGGATCTGCTGAAAAGCATCGTGACGAACCTCAATGCCGGACTTCCAGGCATCGCGCTCACTCGCGCTGAAACTGCGCTCGAACTGCTCGCCGCATCCCCTGTCTCGCAGCCCGCCGCATTGCCGCTCCCTGCCAATGAGACAGGTGCGGAAGGGGCGGCCGGCCTCGCGCATGAGCTTTGGACGGCAGCGCAGCTTGCGGCCGGCGAAGGGATTGAGGACGGCGTGCGCCGGATCTCGGCCATCGTTTCCCGCTCTCCCGCTATGGCGGCAGCAGCGCCGGCCCACAAGCCTAGCTGCGCAAGCTTGAATCTGTTGTTGCTATCGTCGCCGCCCAAGCCTGCACCGTGCGATTGCGGTGCAGCCGCACCCGCCGCATCGCCTGTCAAGCAGCCCGCACCCGCGCCGGCCACTGCCAACGAGACGTGCTACGACGATGCATACCCCGAAACGAATCTCGAAGTGATCGAGAAGGCGCAGTACTGTCTGAAGCACGGGGAGACGGAAAGCGTCGAGAACTGGCTCGAACTGCTGCACGAGAGGCTTGGCGCTATGGCCGCAGCAGCGCCGGCCGACGAGCGGGCGGCGTTCATTGAAGCGTATGTGCTGACGCTACCGCCCGAGAACCGCGAAGTCGACCCGGCCGCTGCTCGTAGGTTTGCCGAATCGGTGACCACGGCCAACGGGCCGGGTTGGCAATTGTGGCAGGCCGGCATCGCCTACGCCCGCACGGCAGCATCGCCTGCTGCGGCGATCCAGGCGGGCTGGAAGCTCGTGCCGATCGAACGGTCATACGAGATGCGCGCGAAGGCCCTCATTGCCTTCAATACAACCGAGAAAGCCGGCGGGGATCGAGACGATGCACTGGACGCCGCATATCGCGCCGAGCTTGCGTCCGCCCCGCAACCCGCGCAGGCCGACGCATCGGCGCGCGAGCCCGCTCGCCGTGACTGGGATGAGACGGGCGAGCGTTGCGTAAAGTGCGGCGACAAGGACTGGTTTGCCGGTCCTCATTGCAGCGAATCGCGGCTCAAGGGAAGCCCCCGCGGCGACGCACACGCAGTGGCGCGCGAACGCGACGACCCTGAACTGATCGCGGCAAGCAACAAAGGCTATGCGGTTGGACTGCGCGACGGTAAGGCTCTCGCGGCCGCAAATGCGGAAACCCCCGCCGATGCGGGAGAGGCGCGCCTGACGGACGAGCAGCGCGAGGCAATCAAGTTCGCCGCGACGTGGTTCGATCAATCCGTTCTGCCCGATACGCCGTACTGCGGCTATTCCAAAGCGCTGCGGGCCCTTCTCAACGGAAACGACCAATGAGCCGCCTCACGAAAGCGCAGCGCGAGCAGGTACGCCAGATGTTCGGCGGCCGGTGCGCGTACTGCGGCACGGAATTGACAGACCGCTGGCACGCCGATCACTTCGAGCCGGTGCGCCGCGATCTGAAGCTCGTGGAGACGGATCGCGGATACAGATGGAGGTCGGGGCCACCGACCCGTCCGGAGTTCGATGTCATCGAGAACTTCATGCCGTCCTGCGCGCCCTGCAACATCGACAAGCACGCGATGGACCTTGAGGAATGGCGCAAGAAGCTGTCGCGGACGCTCGACGTGCTGAATCGCAACTATCCGACGTATCGACATGCACGCCGGTTCGGTCTCGTCGCTGAGACTGCGGCCCCGATCATTTTCTATTTCGAACGCGCCCGAAGTGCCGACCATGACCAGTAAGCTGACGTTCCACATCGAGCGCGATGGGAAGTTCAACGTGCTCACATACAAGGGTGGCGGCTGTCGTCCGGCAACGCCCGAAGAAATCGAACTGTGGGATGCCCTTCTCGCCCCCACGCAGGAGCCGAGCTGCGAGGTGACGGAGGCGATGGTCGACGCCGCTGTCTCTGCGTACGACTCATTCCCGTGTCCATTCGGCGACAACGTCAGTCGCTTCCCACACCGCGGCCAGTTGCGCGCAGCACTTCAGGCAGCCATCGACGCCGCCCGCGCCCAAGGAGGCGACCATGCCGATCAAGCCTGAGAACCGCACCCGCTACCCGGCGAACTGGAAACAGATCGTCGAGGCGGTGCGCGAGCGCTCCGGCAATCGTTGCGAAGGCTCGCCCGCGTACCCGAACTGCCGCGCCGCGAACGGTGAAGCGCATCCAGTCACAGGCAGCCGCGTCGTGTTGACGACCGCGCACCTCGACCACGTCCCCGAACACTGCGACCTGTCGAATCTGCGCCACTGGTGCCAGCGCTGCCACCTGACCTACGACGCCGAGCAGCACCGCGCGAACGCAGCTCACACCCGCCGTGCGCGCAAGGCGATCGGAGACCTGTTCGAAATGACCCAAGGAGGCGAATCATGATCAGCCGACGCATCAATGGGAAGGCCGTGGTCGGCGTGCCGAGGGGGCACGCGCACCGCGCGCGAGACCGCAGCCGAATCAGGTGTCAAATTTCGCAGTGAATCCGACGGCGCGTTGACTATGCGGATCCTCAGCCTCGAAAACTGCGACGACCGACGCGAATTGGACATACGCGGGACCATCCTTATGCACCATCTTGAGGAGGGGGCCGGTCATATCGACTTGCTCGCAGATCGTGTAGCACATCGCACCGGATTGATGGAGCTTGAATTCCGGCGCGACATCATGCCAATGGTTTCCTGCCAGCAGTACAAGCCATTTCATCGATCAATCTCCCTGTGGTTTTCGCGGATCGTAGCATGACCACACGGACCTATCCCGCAGCGATGACGCCGGCCCTATGCCGCGTGCTCGGCATGATGGTCTAGGAGACTGGGCCGCTCGCGCACGCTCTGTGCGGCGCCGCGATTGCCACCGGCGCGGTCCCGATCACCTTCGAGCAGTGCGGCGCAATGAACAAGCGTCGCAAGGCTACTGGCGAGCTCGGTTTGCCCGATGACGCGGTCGAACAGCTGAACAAGTTCGTCGCGGACCGCCACGCTACTCGCGCAGCCGCAACACCCGCCGACAACCTCACGTAACCCCAGTCATGAATGTCGAGCAGTTGACCGCTTATTTGCGGGGCGTCCGATGACCCGGATCTATCTAGCGCACAGACTTCGTCTCGCTCAACCGTGCGCCCCACTTGGCCTTCGACAGCCTCACAACTTCCATCGACGAATTCAACACCGAGTACTGTTCGCGACAGTAAGTCAACAGCGTGTTGGTGTTCATGTTCGCGTTTTCCTCGGTTCGATGGAGTGCATGACAAAGCTGTTGAGTTGCCATCCATGCGGACAGAACCGAGGTCGTTATCTCCGTCGGCAATCCATTGTGAATCGCCTGGCCCAGTGCATCCGACGCTTTGTCGAGTCGCGTGGTCCCAAAAAAGACATTCCCGGTAACGGGGGATCGTTTCGACACGGTCTCGACGTCACGAAGGGCCGGGGTGGCGCAGTCGATCGCGTTCTGAAGAAGGGCTTCAGCATAGGTCGACGCTTGATAGCGCTCTCGCAGCCTCTCGCGCTCATCAACGAGGTCCGTATGACGAACGTGCATCCGGTGCTGCACAACTACAACGCCAAATGCGGCGACCACCGTCGCCAGCGAAGCAGCTGTTTGGGCGACAGACAACCAGTCTCCAAGGTGCAAACTCATGCGTGAGTCCCCGATATTGTTTTCTGGCGTGATGGTACGAGCCATTCTCGAAGGTCGCAAGACGCAGACGCGCCGCGTCGTGAAGGTCCGCAACGAACTGCCACCGGTCTGGGCCACGTTCGCCTCAGAAGGTCATTCGTTGGCACAGGACGGCAAAGCACGGCCGGTCGGATCATTTTTCTGGTCCGAAGAGCAGCAGCCAGGACAGCCGCTGAAGTCTCTAAGGCGTTGGCCTGTCTTGCCGGAGAAGCACCCGATGGCTGGTGATTGGTATTGGACGCCCAGCCCATACGGAAAGATCGGCGACAGGCTGTGGGTGCGCGAGACGTGGAAGCCCCGCATTTCGCACTCGTGCGCGCTGGACACCTGCGGTTGCGCCGATGTGTGGGTCGATTACCAGGCCGCCGGCGACGGTGTGTACTTTCCCGAACGGAAGATCGACGAGAACTGGACGATGCCAGAGGCGGCGATGAAGGGCCGATGGATTCCGTCGATCCACATGCCGCGCTGGGCGTCGCGCATCACGCTCGAGATCACCGGCGTGCGCGCCGAGCGCCTGCAGTCGATCAGCGAGCCGGATGCACGTGCCGAAGGCGTGACGATCGCAGACCATCACCTGCGCGGGTACCGTGCCGACGCCTACCGGCCGCCGAGCATCCGCGCCTGCCACGAACTGTGGGACAGCCTGAACGCCACGCGAGGGCATGGCTGGGATACAAACCCTTGGGTGTGGGTGATCGAATTCAAGCGTATCGGCTAAGCCACTCTTCCGAAAATTTCTTCGCGTAGGCGACGGCCTCAGCCTCTGTGCCGAATTCGCCAAGCTTCCGGAAAGCAGCCTCCCGGCTGAAACCCAACTTCGTTACCTCGACCTGGGCGGCATACCTGCCGTCCTCGGTCACGCGCGGCTCGCAGTTCATCTCGTACCCGCGCATCACAAACTTCTTCTGCATTGGTTCAACGCCTTTTTGAGACAGGGGAATCGTAGCATGGTCAACTCACCTCCTCACATCGCACCAGCGCCCTATGTCACCGTGGCGCTCGCTGCGATGATCACGGGCCTGACTGAAAAAGCTATCCGCCGAAAAATCGAAGACGGAAAGTGGATCGAAGGCCGGGAATATCGTCGATCGCCTGATGGCGGCATTTTCATTTCGCTTAAGGGGTACCAGCAATGGGTCGAAAAGGCGACGGCGTAGAGATTCGAGAAAAATCGATCCGGCTGTCCTTCGTTCTGGACGGCCGGGAAGAACGCAAAACGCTGAAGGTCAACGGGAAGCCCATGCTTCCCACGCCGGCGAATGTGAAATATGCGAAGCGCGTCGCGGCCGAGATCCGCGACCGGATTCGGCATGGCATCTTCGTCATGTCCGAATACTTCCCCTCGGATGGCGTAGCCACATCACTCCTGCTCGGGGATTGGCTCGATAGATGGCTGGCAGCGCAACGGATCGAACGATCAACGCGGGACGGCTACGCGACGGCCATCAAGTTCTGGAAGGAGACCGCAGGAGACGAGGCACACACGAAGCCGCTCGGAGGCGTGTCGATCAGATCGCTCAAAGCAATACAGATTCAGACGGCGATCGCCAATCGCCCGGACCTGAGCGGGAAGACGATCAACAACTATCTGTCTGTCCTTCGCGCCGCTCTGGCGCTTGCTGTAACAGATAAGTTCATCGCAGAAAATCCCACCGAAGCCGTGCCGCGCGCGAAACATCAAAAGCCGACTCCCGATCCTTTTGATCGCGACGAGTCAGATCGAATCATTGCCGAGGCGGAGCGCGCGTACTCCGGGCAAGTCCACAACCTCACCGAATTTTGGTTCTGGACCGGCCTACGGACGTCCGAGATATACGGGCTAGAGTGGCCGCAGATTGACCTCGCCAGCGCGACAATGCTGGTAGCAAAGGCATACGTCCGTGGCGAGCAACTGGATCGAACGAAGACGAAAGTCGCTCGGCTCGTCCACTTGAACAGCCGAGCAATGGCGGCGCTGCAACGACAACGCCAGTTCACTCAAATGGCTGGGGGGCGGGTCTTCCTCGACCCGCGGTACAACGAGGTGTGGCACGACGAGGACGCGTTCCGCCGCACATACTGGGAACCGATGCTCAGGCGCCTCGGCATACGCTACAGGCGCCCGTACAACATGCGACACAGCTACGCGACGGCGATGTTGATGGTTGGGATGACGCCGGCGTTCTGCGCGAAGCAGCTCGGCCATAGCGTAGAGATGTTCCTGAACACCTATTCGAAATGGATCGACGGGAATCAGAACAGTCTCGAGATGGCGAGGCTCGAAAGCACGCTTACCTCCCGGAAACCTCCCCAAGACAAGGAGCGAATCTCGTAA